ATTGTTGGCAAGGACTGGAAGCACATCGGCCTCGTCGTGTACCCGATGCTGTTCATGGCGGGTGCGTTCAAGATCATCAAGGACGAGCAGACCGGCGAGTGGCGTGCGTACAACCCAGCCACTGATGCGTCACGCGAGAGGGAGGCCAAGCCAGCACCGCCGCTGATTCCTCCACGCATGGTTGCGAAGAAGTCGTGGATTCTGAAGTCAGCCCGCTACATCCAGTCCTGCACTCTGACGAACGGCTGGCAGATCTACTTCTTCTCGTCTGAGGGAGAGCCTCCGCAGGGCTGGCAGGCCAACAGGGTCCACGTAGACGAGGACGTTAACAACGGCGATGCGTGGATTCCTGAAATGCAGGCACGCCTTTCTGACCGACGCGGAGTGCTGTCTTGGAGTGCCATGCCACATAGCAAGAACGACTCGTTGCAGTCGCTTGCAGAGCGTGCCGACAAACTCGTGGAGCAAGGCGTCGAGCATCCCGACATCGTGAAGTTCGTTCTCCGGTTTTTGGATAACCCGCATATCCCAGATGACGAGAAGCGGAAGCGTATCGAAGCGTGGTCTGCGCTGGGCGAAGACGTGCTGCGGATGCGTAGCGAGGGCGAGTTCATCAGTGACTCAATCCTGTGCTACCCCACGTTCGCCATGCACGTTCATGGGTATGAGCGTAGCGACCTTGAGATGAACACGGTTCCGCCGGATTGGTGCCGCTATGCGGCGATTGATCCGGGCCATGCCGTCACCAGCGTTTTGTTTGGTGCCGTCCCGCCAGACGAGTCGATGCTGCTCATCTACGACCAACTCTATATCCGCAACTGCAACGCCATCATATTTGGCGAGAAGATGCGGGAAAAGTGCATGGGCCAGAACTTCTACTCGTTCATCATCGACATGCACGGTGGGCGGCTGCGTGAGATTGGGTCGGGCCGGTTGCCTGTCGAACTCTATACGGAAGAACTGAAGAAGCAGAACGTCCGCAGCGAGACGACGGGTCACAGTTTTCTGGCGGGTTGCGACGACGTACAGGCCCGCATGTCAGCGGTGAGGAACTACCTGCACATCCGCCCGGAAGGACGCCCGTCGCTGCGGATACTGCGAGGCTCCTGCCCGGACTTGGAGCGAGAACTTCGTCGGTACAAGCACAAAACTCAGTTGGTGGCGGGGGCCTATATCGTCACAGATCAGCCCAATACGAGGGGCGAAGTCCATGCCTGCCAGTGTCTTGAATATCTGTGTGCCTATCGACCTCGCTACCACAAGCCCAAAATTGAGGCTGGTGATGAACCCTGGTACGTCGAGTGGATGCGGAAGCGCAAGAAGCGTCTTGCAGCAGAAGCCGACGACTTCATTTTCTTAGGCCCACAGTCAGGAGCAAAGTATGGAAGCCGAACTTTTTAGCCCGCCACCGCTCAAGATCGGTGACTGCGTGTACTGGTATCACGATCCCCTTTCGTGCGCTGAGCCGACGATTGGCTGGATTTCCCAGCGTCCGGGCGTGAACACGGTCAACGTGCTGGTGTTCAGCCCCTACACCGGATTTCAGGAAAAGCCTTCTGTGCGCCACCGGGACGATCCGGGCTTGCAGGAGAACGCCGAATGGCGGCAGTGGGGTGCGTGGGAGTACGCCCCGCAGACGGCACAGTTGCGGAAACTGGACGGCATGATGGCTCAAGTCGCTGGATTGACTGAGCAGTTGGCTATTGCAAGGAAGCAAAACGGTGGAAACAAGAACGGGTGAGGACGCCCTCAAAGCGATTGCGACAGGGTGGCTGAAGAAGATCGAACTGTCGCTTAAGCACAAGCGCCCCTTCACGGAAGACGCGAAGGAGGCGATGTGCTTCTTTGATGGGCCGCACAACTGGTTTTGGAAGGACACCTACTCGCGTCACGAGTACGGTTACAACCGCTCGATTGCACCCCCCGCATTTCGGATGCAGTGTAATCGTGTTTTCGAGGCCGTGAAGTTGTTTGGCAGCGTCATCTATCACCGCAATCCGGTGCGGACGGTGACGCCTGCCAAGTATCCGTTTGTGGAGCCTGAGGTGGTCGGCGTCGTGGACGATCAATCCATGATGGTCTACCAGCAGGCGGCTCAAGAAACCGTCCAGCGTACGGCAACCCGCAAGACGGCATCGCTTCTCATGGAGCGGTACTTGAACTACACGCCGAACGAACTCGACCTCAAGACCCACAGCCGTCGTGTCGTTGACGAAGCCATCATCAAGGGCATGGGCCTGTGGTGGACGGAAATGTTGACGCTTCCGGGCAGTGACCTCAGTGTCGTGGGGTCGTTTGCGGACAGCGTGGACAACTTCACGATGGACCCCGATGCCACAGAGATCGAGGACATTACGTGGTGTGCCCGACGCTGCGTGCATCCCATCGACACGGTTGCCGCTCAGTACGGTCTGGATCGCGACCAACTGAAGGGGCACCTCGACGGTGCAAAGCCAATCGACCGGGAGTCGGACGACCAGATTTTCAGCGACGAGGAGTACCCGTACAAGGGTCGCCGCGTTGGCAAGAGCAACGAACTTGTCACCTACTGGAAGATCTGGAGTAAGACGGGGCTTGGTGACCGGCTGCGTGACATGCCGAAGGACATCGTTGGTGCCTTCGATAGCGTGGGGCAGAACTGCTACATCGTGGTGTGCGAGGGGATTCCGCACCCACTGAACATGCCGCCCTCAACGCTTGAGGAGCAGGTGGACGAGGCGACCGGGATTCCCGCCAGCCTGTTCCGCTCTGTGCAATGGCCGATTCCGTTCTGGGCAGAGCCAAATGGATGGCCGTTTGTGCGTCTCGACTTCCACCGGAAGCCGGGATACATCTGGCCTATCAGCCACATCAAGCCCGGAATTGGCGAACTGCGATTCATCAACTTCGCGTTGTCGTTCATCGCTCAGCGTGTTGCCACCAGTTGCGAAACGCTGATTGGTGTGTCGAAGGCGGCGGACGCAGACATCAAGGATCAAATCCTTGCCCAGAGCGAGAAGGGGTTCAAGGTCTGCGAGATCAGCGAGACGTTAGGCCGCAGCGTGAACGACCTCATCAGTGTGTTCCAGTTGCCGGAAGTGTCGCCGGAACTGTGGAAAATTGTCGAGGCCGTGACATCCATGTTCGACAAGCGAGTCGGACTCACTGAACTCGCATACGCAATGACCTCCAGCCAGATACGCAGTGCCACAGAGGCGAGCGTGAAGGCTGAGCAACTGAGCGTGCGCCCGGACGACATGGCGAACCGGCTCGAAGACTCCATGAGCCTGCTTGCTCGCCGTGAGGCGTTTGCCGCACGGTGGCTGCTTGAGGCGAAAGACGTGGAGCCGATCATCGGCCCTCTAGGTGCGGCTGCGTGGCAACAGCACATCAAGACGATGGACCCCGCCGTTGTGGCACGGGAGTTCGAGTACCGCATTGAGGCTGGCAGTGCCCGCAAGCCCAACAAGGCCACGCGAGTCGAGCAGATGCAGGCTGCACTCCAGACGCTTGGGCCGATCCTGCAAGGGCTTGTGCCAATGGGAATCGTGGACCCACTGAACTCGCTGCTCACCGACTGGGCGGAAAGCCTCGACATCGACGCCAAGCCGTACCTCATTCCGCCACCACCGCCCCCGCAGCCGCAAGGTGGCCCTCCTCCGCAGCAGGGTCCGCAGGATCAGCCGCCTCCCGAACAGGCACCGCCCCCTGCGATGCCGCCAAATCAAGACATCCCCCAGATTCCGCCAGAGATGCAGCCACCGCTATGAGCGAAGTAATCGAATACCCGCCTGAGATTCGAGCCGCAGGTCGAGATGTGCAGGATCACTACCGCTCCATGATCGAGGACGGTCAGGGGGAGCGGTGGGCCTTGATGTGTGCTTTGCAGCGGCCTCCGGGAACGAAGGGCACGGACAGAGCCTTTATGGAGGGGCGTTTGGCGGGGAATTGGATGGATTCCATGCCAAAAGCCACAGCGAATCAGATGATCCGTCAGGCCCGTGCTGCGGGCATAAATCCTACAGGAAAGTTCTACATGGGCGGGATTGCCGACAAGCGTGGGCATCTCGACCCAGAGGCGTGGGTTGATAGCACAGCCGACATTGTGAGGGTGGCAAAGAAGCGGGACTTGGAAGTGCATGGGATCGTGGATTACGTCCCTCCGCAGAAAGGCCCGCCGAAGGAAATCGACATCAATCCCAGCATCCTCAACGAACACGTCGCAAAGGAAATGAAGGCCGACCCGAAACTCAAGCGGGGCGATGCCATCGAAAAGGTCAAAGATCGAATCGTACCCCACTGGAAAAGGAAGAAGAAGTAATGCCCAGCAAACTTGAACGCCATTCGTCAGTTTCGGAGCCGATCCTTGTGACCAGCAGCGTCGGCTCTCCTATCCCCTATGGTGCAAACGGCGGCGGTTTGCTTGTCGTGGAGGCCGTCGCGGGTGGCTGCGCGTCTCTGGCGTGGGGCGTGGTCGCCACCGCCGAAGGCACGCCGATGCAGATGATGTCTGGAACCACGCCCTCGACGACCACCATTGCCGTTGGCAACGCATACGCCCTGCCAGACGAACTGTTCGCCGCTCCGTTTATCGTCATCGCCACCAATGCTGGCACGGCCACCATCCGCCTCTGCGTGAAGGGCTAATTAATGGCACTGGTTCGCATTCAAGAGCGCAGGGATACCGCTGCAAACTGGACTGCCGCAAACCCAGTGCTTGCTGCGGGCGAGCCTGCTTTGGAACTAGACACTGGAAAGCAAAAGATCGGAGATGGGGTTCGCAACTGGGCTACGCTCCCGTACGCCCATGAGTCCATCCTTGCGTCGTCCACTCCGGTTGCGGTCGGTTCGGCCAGTGCAGGAACTTCTGCGTTGGCATCGCGGGCGGATCATGCGCACGCCTTGCCGTCGTCCTTGTCGGCCACGACCATCGCTGTATCTGGAAACGCAACTGTCGGCGGAAATCTGTCCGTAACCGGCACGCTGACGACCGGCTCGCTATCCGTGCCCGCAGGGTCCGTAACCGGCCTGTCAGAAGCGGTCGATGATCGCGTTGCCGCCCTGCTGGTGGCGGGCACGGGCATCACCCTGACATACAACGACGCGGCCAACACGCTGGCTGTGGCAGTCGGAACGCATGTTCACACCATCCTAAACGTGACTGGCCTTCAGGCGGCGTTGGACTTGAAGTCTGACACGGGCCACACCCATCTGATTGCAGACGTTGCTGAATTGGCGGCGGCACTGACGGCCCGCCCCGTCAGCAGCATCACGGGGATAACGGGCGGAACCGCCATAACCAACATCGTCGCGTTATCTCAGACTAACTATGACGCACTGTCTACGAAGAGTTCCACGACTCTGTATGTGATTTCGTAATGCCCATCAAGATCGGGACCAGCGATGCTGCTATGCGTCTAGGCACTGCATCAGTGTCGCGGATGTATCTTGGCACGTCGTTGGCGTATTACTCCTCAGGCGGTGGTTCGACGCCGACGCCATCGTCCGTACCAACGCCCATTTTCTTGAGGGCCGTTGCTGGCGATGCAACGGTGTCGCTTGCGTGGGTGAACACCGCAGCGACAGGAGTCACGATCACTGGGCATGTCGTCCAGTATTCCAGCAACAACGGCGTGTCGTGGACAGGAGTTGCAAGCGGGGTCACGTCGTCCGCGTCTGCCGCAGTCACGGGTCTTAGCAACGGAACGGCATACATCTTCCGGGTTGCGGCCCAGAGTTCCAGCGGCATCAGCAATTTCTCCGCAAAAACAACAGCAGTCACGCCACGAGGCACTCCCGGCGCACCAACCGGAGCCGTTGCCAACATTACAGGCACTCGCGTCGAGTTGTCTTGGAACCCTCCGTCAGTCACCGGAGGCGTATCCATCGACCAGTTGACGTATGCCATGCAGCGGTCGTCTGATGGGGGAACGACGTGGCAATACTGGATGTCGCCAACAGCAAGTGCGTTTGCCACTATGGAGTCCCTCACTCCGGGCACCGCGTATGTGTTTCGCGTTGCCGCACAGTCTGGCACCGTCCTGTCAGCGTTCAGCAGCGCCAGCAACTCAATAACCGCTCCGACCACTGAGCCATCTGCACCGACGATTACGTCCGTTGAGGTCGTTAACGGTTCTAGCGGATACCAGTATCAAGTCGCCGCAGAGCCGATGAACGGCGGTCTTGCCGTTCGCTGGCAGGCACCGGCCAGCGACGGTGGAAGTGCCATCACAGGATACGCCGTCTACTACTATGAGAACGCCATATACACCGGCGCAAAAACGCTGTTTTGCACCAACTCGCCGTCGCAACTCTCAGCGGACATTACGGGGCTGACGAACGGCACGCGATACTGCGTGCAGGTTATTGCGGTCACCAGCGCCGGAAGAAGTTTGCCAGCAGAGGCGTGTGGCGTTCCTGCCGCCGTCCCGGCGCGACCAACAGGTCTTTCTCTGTCGGGATTTCATCGAACCATTAGAGTCGAGTGGAATAGCGTTGTCGGTGCCTCTGAAAGTTTTTACTACATTGAGTATGCCATCGACGGCACGAATCAATGGAAACCGTTTCAGACCCTTCAAGAAACGCCGTCTGCCATTGGCGACCGGAACTTATGGGATTTGGTTCCGCTCGCTAACGGGCAGGCATACAGGGTTCGCCTTGCCGCAATGAATGCACACGGCGTGGGGCCGTATGCGTACGGCACAGCGACCCCAATCGCCGTGCCATCAAGGCCCACCAATCTGGCTGGAGTCGCTGGGTCTGGTCGCGTAACACTGACGTGGACTGCCCCAGTTCCATCGTTCGGCAACACTGGGGCAATCACCGATTACGTGATTCAGTACGCCGCAGTTGGCGGAACCTCTTGGGCGACTTTTTCTCATTCTTCCATTACGACTCCCGGCATCGCCGTCACTGGGCTGACCGCAGGAACCGGATACGTGTTTCGCGTTGCGGGAGTTAATTCGCTGGGCACCGGCCCGTACAGCGCAACGGCTGGGACGTACACGCCGACATAACGGAGTAACGCATGTATTACGCAGCACAAGACATCATGGAGTACCTGCTCGCCTCTACGGGCGGTGGGGCGCAGGACAGCGAGCATCGCCTGCTGCGTCAGGCTGCGCACCATTCGTACCGTGATGTGATGAACGCCCGCGACTGGAACTGGCACATCTCAGAAGCAACGCTGACGGATGACGCGGTGGGCAGCGGCGACGGCGTGAAATCGTTCACGCTTCCGGCCAACGTCAAGAACGTGGACGCTCTCGTTCCACCCTACACCTATCCTGTCGTCACGTCGTTCGTGGAGCCGGTGGACTGGCTGCGAATGGATACGCTGCTGCCGACGCTCAACGCTCCCGTCTACTGGACGGTGATGAAAGACCCGGCGCTGCCGGATCGCTACCAGATCCGCATGGTTGGCAATCCGCCCAACGTCACGTTTAAGTACACATACCGCCGCAGGCCCAATCCGCTGCGGTACATGGGCGTCGAGCCTGCGTGCCGACAGACAGGGTTCACGGTGGATGGTGCCGTGCGTCGTTACGGCACTGCGGCAAACTTCCCAGAGGGCATGGCTGGCATCTATCCGTATACGGCAGAAGAGATCATCGGCTTGGCAGGCAGTCTTGTTGGCTCACCTCCCGGCGGGGCCAAGACTGTGGTGTCCGACTACATCGACGCCAGCGACCCCATGTTCACGGCCATCCTTTCGTCCTGCGAAATGTGGGTTGCCAAGTTGCTGGGGAAGAACATTGAGGGAGCCATGTCCGTTCAGGCCCGCGACCTCCGCATGGCGTTTGAGGCCGACGTTGTGGCTCCGTACAGCGGACGCCGAAACGGTTCCGGTCGAGTTGGGATTGCACGGGCTATGGGTTACTACTCGCCCAGTGGGCCAGACACGGGGGCGTGACGCATGCGAATGCAGTCTTGGTCTGGTCTTATCACGAACGCCAGTCCGTTCGCCTTGCCTCCCGGTGCCGCCGTCGAGCAGGTCAATCTCGTCACGTATGTTCCGGGACAGATTTCCGCTCGTGGAGGGATGGCAAAGGCGTCTTTCGTAGGCTCCGCCCCATCAGTGCTGGACTGCTATCCGTACGAACAGAACGGCAAGACGTACCTGCTGGCCCTTACTGGGGCAGGGCAACTCGTTGCCCTTGAAAGCCCAGCGTACGGAACTTCATCCGTTCCTCGAACGCCGCCGCTCGTGTCATCCGCTGAAACAGTGGCAACGGCTTATACGTTCGACTTTGCCGACCAAGACGGCACGACTGTCGTTGACGTGCTGGATGAAGAAGGCGTCCAGTCTGTGTCTCTGGATGGCGGCGAGGCGGCAACCACAGATTACATGCACCACGTAGACGCCTCGATATCCTGCGGGATTGCTGGCGAGATAGACGCATGGGACGGCGGCGATGCGACGGATGGGCCATACGACCTCTTGCTAGAGGATGCCCTGTGTCCGGTTGTGTACGCACCCCCCATGAACGCAACCGCTCCATCGGCCCCGACAGAACTCAGCGTGACGTTCGCAGATCATGCCGCCAGACTCGACTGGGAGCCACCAGCATCCGATGGAGGCTCTCCGGTCATCGACTACGACGTGCAGATTTCGGTCAATGGCGCAACATCGCCAGCCTCTGCGCCTCCGCAGTGGACACGCCCATCGGCAACTTTCTCCGCCACGTCTGCCGTCGTGAACTGGGGGGGCGTGGTGATAACAACGAATCCAGCAGTCACTGACTTCCTCCTGCAAAAGCAGTCCTCTACGGACGGCGGCATCACTTGGGTGGACTTGGAGTAATTATGGCTATCACTGTTACTGGCACATCGACAAACATCACCGGACTAACGCCCGGAACGCAGTACCGATTTCGCGTTGCAGCACGCAACGCTATTGGCACAGGGCCGTACAGCGACTGGTCTGCCGCTGGCACTCCAACCGGAGGCGGCGGTGGTGGCGGTGGCGGCGATCCTACGGCTGCAACCGTAACGGTTTCGGTGGCGAACACTGGGTACATAGTGACAGGACAGCCGGGACAAACCACTGCGGCAACTGTCTTGTTCGGGTTTGCCAACACCGGGTACTCCTTAAGCGACTCTGGTGCGCAAATCGGTCGCGTTTCGTGGAGGTGGCAGGGTCGCTACCGGCGGTACGCGAACGCTCGCAGCCAGAACACAGGATTCGTAGACACCTTTCAGGTCTGCTCGCCATCCGACTGGGAAGACATCCCGGATTCATTGGTCAGTTCGGATGTCGGTCAATCGCAGAAGTTTTACCGATCCAACATATTGAACAGCATGAGCGTTGGCGTTCGCGGTGTGGACATGGCGAATCGTCAGTGGACGTTCCCGTCGCATTATTGGCAGATTCGAGTCCGCGCAACTGTTTCGTACATACCATCCGGCGGCGGCGCACCGCAGACTGCGATTGGCTACAGCAGGGCCATAGCGTTTAAGGAAATGTGGAACAACGTGGATTACGACACGCAAGTAAATGACTGCACGCCAATCCCATGACGCTCACAACTCGCTTCTCATCTAAATCTCCGGTTAGCATGGCGCAAGGTCGTCACGGCGAACTCATTGTCGTGCAGGGGGGTGGCGTTCGCCCTGCACGATGGGCGGGTTCCGGCGTGGCCGTCGATGCCGGGATGGACGCGCCGCAGGCGTTTGCAAAAGAGTCATTGACTCTGGACAAGACGCCAAACTACTACGTCGCACGAGTTGACGTGCATGACGCAGGTGCCTGCTACTACGCACCGCCGACAATCGCGTTCTCCCCCGCAGCGTCTGGGCCAAAGGCCCGTCAAGCGAAGGCTGCGTCGTACCTCAATCAGTCTGTTGTCAGCGAGATTCGCACGACCGATGGCGGGAAGTATTACGGAACGCAGCCGTCCGTGACGCTTGGAGACTCGCACGGAAAGGGTGCGGTTCTTCAAGCCACGCTCGTGGGCGGTGACAGTTACACGCCCGACAACAACCCGACCACCGGGATCTCTCAGTGGAAGGTAGTAGAGGCCCCCGACGCCACAGGCTCGTCCGAAACGCTCCCCCGATTCGTTGGCACTAACCTCCAGCCCCTTGAAATCCCAATTACCGGCAACGGCACGTTTACCATTGCCAACTCGATTGGCGGGCAGCGGTGGGTTCGCACTGCTTCGTGGAAACCGGTGGGTTGCGGAATAACACTAGACGATCCTGGCGGTCGCGGATGGACGAAATCTCTTCAATACAAAGTAAGCGGGTACAAGGGTGGTGCGGGAGCCGTGCTGCGGATTCAGTGGACAGGTGACGTGTTTCTCCAGACGTGCGTTCCGCAGGTTGGAAGTGGGGCGATATTCTTCGACGGCGCGACGAATGTGAGGGACGCGCGACCCAAGACCTACGGCCACGATTATCCAAAAGACACCATCAGGGTTGAACTTAATTCTGTCTATGGCGAGTCAGCAAAAATAGTCCTTGAGGGGTACAGCGGCCTTAGTCCACAGAACACCGAAGCGCCGCGCAGTCCCGTTGAGTCAATAACTATTGTAGACAAGGGAGATGGCTACCTCGTCACCCCGCAAATCAAGATCACGTCCGACACTGGCTTTGGTGCGTACGCCACCTGCACCGTCAAGGACGGCAAGATCGACACGGTGACTCTGGAGAACTGCGGCGGCGGGTACAAGACCGCACCGACAGTAGAGGTGGTGGCCGGTGGAGCGGAGGCGTTTGCCGTCTCGCGCCCGCACCTGCGTGGAACGTACCAGTGCTACTACCGCTACGTGGACGATACGCCAGAAGATCGTGGAGGTCCGATCCCAAGCAACTTGTCGCCAGTTGCGGAGGTGGATGCTGGGGAAGCCTGCACGTCGATGACGTGGAGCGTGCCCGCACCCACTGGAAGAGCCAAGAAGGTGGAGTTATGGCGATCCACCAGCAATGAGGCATTGACCATATACAGGGTCGCCTCCTGCAACGGCTCGTTCCTCGATGACCTGACCGACGAGGAACTTCGTGACCCGGATCGGGACGGCTACGCAGCCATGCCGATTGTGCTTCCAAACGGAGAGGTGAACGCCAATCGCTTTGGCATCCCGCCCAGCGACAAGGCTGCGGTCGTGCGATTCCAAGACCGCTTCTGGTATGGCGTTGACGCAGGCGGCAAGGGGCCGAACACCATCTACTACTCAGAAGTGGACGAACCAGAGAGCGTCCCTGACTCCAACGAGATCATCCTGCAACAGAACGCACGGGACGCCGATAGCCTCAAGGCTATGATCCCGTTTAACTCCACGCTGCTGCTCATGCAGAGCAGGCACGCCTTCTCGCTGACGTTTGCCAAGACGCCGATCCTCGACGCACAAGTGACGCCGATTGCGTTTCGGGGATGCCTCAACCAGAGGTCGTGGGACATCTTCTCTGGAGTGTGCTACGTGCTGGATCAGTACGGCGTGTACTCAATTACACCGGACGGAGCCATCGAGGATTGCTCTGCCGCGATTGAGGACATGTTCCGAACACGCATCGACTTCGGCAAAAGCACATGGTCGTTCCTTCTGGCAGATCCCAAGACCAAGACAGTCCGTGCGTTCGTTGCGTTCAAGGGCGACAACTCCGCAGGCTATCCCACTCGCGTCCTGTGCTATTCCATCGAGTCAAAGACGTGGTGGATGGAGCGATACCCGCAGCAGATCACGGGCGGCACGCAGATCAAGATGTCCAATGGAGACTTCCGGTGCGTGTACGGTGCGCCCGGAGGTGCATACCTTCTGAACGAGGGTCGATCCGACGCTGGACGCGGTGCCATCCTGACCGTGACGCTCACCGGCAAAGGCAAGGGCTACAGGACTCCACCGACCGTGACGGCCAGCGGCGGCAGCGGAGCGGAGTTCCAAGCCTCGATCAACGGCAGCGGAGAGGTGACTGCCGTGTGGATTATGAATGCTGGCTACGGATACAAGAGCGGCGATCTCAAGTTCTCAATGCCAGACGACCCGGACAGTACGGAGCGGGAGCGCCCGGTCGCCACATACACCGCATCGTCGCTGGCTGTGGATACGCCAATGTTCCCCGTGTACCGCTTCAAGAGCGGCTGTGCGGAATACATCACGGACGCCCAAGACCCGAAGGCTGGCAGCGGCATGTCCCGCAACATCGGGCTGACCTATAAGCCTCAGAAGACTCCGTGCGAACTCTCGCTGCGGCTCTACTACAACAACTCGCCGTACCCTCGACCCAACGTCGTGCAGCGAAATAGAGGCACTGGGTTCGTTCACAGCACCGTTGAAAACGGGGCACGCATGGATATGTCTGCCGACCTTCGTGGCACGGGAGCAGACTCTGGGGTTGTGAATGCGGTGTTCATGGGCCGCACTATGGACGACATGCAATCCGGCGACAGGCAGGTGGCCGTTGAGATTGTGGGTGCCCAGAAGACCAGCGATCCAGTAACCGTCTACGGCATCTCCATTGCCGGGACCGCAGATGGCAAATGAGTTACCAAGAGCAGGCCGGTCAACTCGTCAACGCCTTCAGATCCGCAGGGTTTAGTCCCGATGCGGCCCAGAAGATTGCAGCCATCCTTGCCAATGGCTATCAGCACATCACCCGCACAAACCCCGAAACGGTTGACCTGACGCCGCCTGAGATGCGGTACGTCACGCCAGAGGCCCGCAAGTACCAGTTGCAGGAACTGGACTTTCGACAGGGCGACCCAGACTACCGCCCATACCAACTGCAAGCGTCCGAAAATCGTCCGAACGCCAAGCAGGCATCCACTGTTCGAGGCGAGCCTGCTCCGCAGAGAACTGCCGCCACGTACCGGGTTCTGGGCGGCAAACTCACGGAGGCCAAAGGCACTGGGGATGCCGTGCAGGTCAACGTCAAGGTTACCGGCAACGGTCGAGGGGTGCTTCTTGACCAGCAGGGAAATTCGCTTGTCGGCAAGAACTTCCGCTGCGAGGCAGATGACACCGGCTTGCGTTTCTACATCGAGGAGACTGGTACAGAATTAGTGTGGAAACTCCAACTGGGAGATTTCCTCGCCTACTACGGCACGACGGTCGAGGTTGTCACCGGCATCACGCTGGGGGTCAACGGATTAGAGGTGACGAAGAAGGCGATTCGTGTTCTGGATGTTGCGGACATGCAGCCAGAGATTATCTCCACCATCTCCTGCCAGTAGCCATGCCTCTCTCACGGATTGGGAACGCCCTGCTGCGGGCGGGGAACGCGCTCACCATGTCGCTACAGTGCTGCTGTCAGCGGTACTGCAAGGTCGTCGGCGTGGACGAGTGCGGGAATGAAACCAAAGCCTGCGTCACCAATCCGGCAGGCACTCTTGGGCCATGCACGGAAGACTGTACCACAAAGACTCCGTGCGAATGCGGCCCCAACAAGCCCTGCCCATCGCAGTGCGAGGAGTGCGTCAACGGCGAGTGCGTGAAGATTCAGGACTGCTGTGACGAGGCTAATCCATGCGGCGAGTGTCAGACTTGCATAGACGGCGTATGCGTTGCGTGCGGAGAGTGCCAGCAGTGCGTTGACGGAATCTGCCTGCCGTGTGGCCCATGCCAGAAGTGCGTTGACGGAACGTGCTTCGAGTGCGGCGCGTACGAGGTGTGCATCGGCGGCGTGTGCGTGCCGAAGCAGTATTACTGCTGCTACGAAGAATGCCCGGAAGACCCAACCTCCGAAAACCCAAATCCAACCCCACCTCAAACCAACTGCGTTCCGGCGACGGTCACCCCATACGGGCAGTCTAGCCCGTGTGGCACAGGCTCACGGGGGTATGGCGAAGACTGTGATCTAACCAAGAGCGGGCCGTACACCTCTCTCCAGCAATGCACTCCTAATTGTCAGAAGTACAAGTGCGCACCAGATGCCTGCGGCAATCGCCATTGCACGCCAGACCCCAACGGCCCGTACACGACACGACAAGAATGCCTCAATGCCTGCACCGAAGACCCTTGTGCTGGCAGTTGCACTTTCACGGGTGCCACGAGTCCCGGAACCTACTCCATCGACGCCTGCGAGCGAGACATCTGCGTCTCCTACATCAGCAAAAACAGCAAGCCAATTCGCGTGCAGATTTGGGGTCCATCTCTGGACGCCAACTGCAACATCGTGGCAACTCGCGTCATTAAGACTGACTCCGACTGGAGGGGCGAGGAGTGTTGCGACTGCCCTGAAGTCAGGGGTGCTGGGCAATTAGAGGGAGGCCCAAAAGGAAAGATCACATGGACAAAGCCACAGGGGGTGCAGTCGTTTGAGGTAGCGGTACTTAACCCGTGCGATGCCGACTTTGAGATCAGCGTGCGATGCTCCGATGAGTGCCCCGATCTTGGCGAGCCGGAGATGTGTGAGTGTGCCGTAGACGAAGACTGCAACGTAGACGCAGAGTGTTACTGCTGCCCGGATGAAAACAACGTCCTGCGATGCACTGCAACGCGATGCAAGTGCAAGCCCTGCACGACGTGTTCGTTTCCGCAGTCGCGCAATGAGGCAGTGCAGGTGAACGGCCAGCCGTGCGGAGCGGCATTTATGGGTTCGCGGTATCAAGGGTCATTTTCTGGTCCCGGCTTAAACGGTTCGCTCCCGCACGGACTGTCGTGGAAGGATGGCTACCCTGCGGCCCTCGACGGCTGCAACTGGGCATTGGTGGTCGATGTGGTGCGGTCAAGATGCCAGTTCAATTTTCCTAACGGCGATCCGGGCTGCGAATACGCAATCAAATACCGTTACAAGTTGTTTTCGATCAACTGCGACACGCAGTCCTACGACGACCTGACGGGCAATGCAATAGAAGGCGAATTGGAGCAGGTGGACGCCACCGAAGAGTATCAAGGCGTTGCGCCCCGTTGCATGCCAGAATTTCCTGAATACTTCGATTCGTTTTTGCCACCAGTCTGCAACAACCCACTCCCATGATTACCTGCCACAAAACCCATCTAGTCGCCCGCTGCCAGCAACGAGGCTACACGCTGGCCGAAGTCATGCCCTGCGTCGTCTCACAGAGTGGTGATGAGTGGACGATTGACGTTGACCATCCTGCCTACCCTAGAACCGCAAGGGAGGTGGATCGAACGCGGTCGGAAGTTGTTCCTCCCCAGACCGGCGGTCCCGGCACCGAACTCAAGGCTCTCCTGAAGGACTGGCTTGGGATCACCGCGACCGCCAACTGTTCGTGTAATGCCCGTGCCCGCCAGATGGACGAATGGGGGCCGGATGAGTGCGAACGCCAGATGCCGGTGATCCTGACGTGGCTGGAGGAGCAGGCGAAGGGCCGGAAACTGCCGTTCGTGCGGATTGCCGCAGAACAGGTGGTGAAATTGGCTATCCGGCGGGCAAGGAAAAAAGCCGCTCAATAGGTCATTCCCGGACATAAATCTAGGGAAAGGTCCGCAAATGCAACTTCCCCCATACCTCACCTCCGTTCGAGGTCCGTCCAACTCCCAGAGTCAGAGCGAGAGCATCTCGTACGACTACTCCGGGATGGACGAAATCAACAAGAGGAAGGACGAGGCGGCGAAGGCATCGGACGACAGGTATCAGCAGTTGTACGGCGGGGATGTGGCGGGGTCGGTTGCATCCAGCCACCGCATCCGCAGCCTGCTGGACTCTCTAAAGGACATCACGCCCGTCCGTATCTCCAGTTACTCGAACAGCACCGACATGGACGGAAACGGCGGCGAGATCGGCGGGCATCACGGCGAAGACGAGCCTCCCCGCTATGGCAAGCGAAAGCCTGCCGAAGAAGAGTGACAAAGAAGGATTAACTCCATGAACCAGTGGTCACAGTACGGATACCAGCCGACCGGCGACGTCGCCGCCATGCTCCAGAACGCCAACACCAACCAACAGGGCCAGAACGCTGCGTATGCCTACGGTCGCCAATACGACCAAGAGGAGCATGAGAAGGCTCTTCAGCAGCAAGAGCAGCAGCGGCGACAGTATGACTCCGAGACTACCCGCATGGGGCAGACTCAAAAGTTCAACGTGCTTGGAAATCTCTTGGGTGGTGTTCGCACAACTAGGTACGGCTGATGTACGCCAACGCTGTTGGGTTCAATCCGGGCAGTAGCCTTCTCTCTGGCCTTTCCAAGAAGGGTGGGGATGTCGGCGCATTTGCCAAAGGTCAGGCAATGGCAAACGCCGCCAACCTGAACATGGATCGCCAAAAGCAGAATCAAGACTTTGGCACGCAGCAGATGCAGCAGGAAAGTCAGTTGCGTCAGCAGGGCAACCAGAACCAAGCACAGCGGGCTGGCAATGAGATTCAGGAACGTGTCGCTCAAGGCGGGCTGAACACCCGCAAGAACGTGTTCGACACGGGAATGCAGTTTGACTACGGCGCCTTGCAGAAGCGGCGAAACGTGCAGTTGCAGCAGACCCTGCTCAACAATCTGGCGAGGGATTTCTGATGGCTTTCGCCTCCGACGTGTTGCTACCCAAGCAGCAGCCGTCACCGCTGGCCCCGCAGCCGACCGCCAAGAAGCAGTCGTCTGCCCCGTCGCATGGCTACATGCCTCCGATGATTGCGGACTCTGCCGTGCAAGACTCCGTGAACAACCAAATGGCGGCTGCGGCGGGGGCGGGGCGGGCAGCGTTGCTCAGTCAGGGCGGCAGGGGAATGTCTTTCGGAAGAGGACAGCAGCGAGTAGCGGACATGGCAGAAGCCTCCGCTGACTCGCAGGCCCGCGCCGGTGCAGCAACGACAGAGGCGGGTGCCGCAGCCGCCAACGCACAGGCCCGCAACGCCTACGACAAGACGATGCGTGGAGAGCAACTTGGCAACTCTGGCTTGCTTGAGAACCTCCGCAACGCCAAGTCGATGGAGGGGATCACGAAACAGGGATGGCAGCAGGACTTGTATGAGGCGATGCGTCGTGGTCAGTTCGGCCTTGACTCCATCTACCTCGACACGTCGCCGCTTTTGGACTCATTACTTAAGTCGTAGGAGATACAGGCATGGATGCCGGTGAACTTGACCTCGAAGACCTTCCGCCGAAGGCACTGCGGAAACTCATCAAGAGCATCCTCGCCAAGCGTGGGAAACCCAACGACGACAAGCAGTCGGAGGAGTCCGACAAAGAGCGTGAGGAACTGGCTGACCTGCACGCCGAACACAAGATGGGCGACTCCAAGAAAGACGCCAAAGAAAAACCCGACGATACGGAAGAGGAAGACCCGTTTGACCTGAACGGGAAAGCGTCAGAAGACCCTGAGGAGGCTTCTGGTGACAACTCCGAGAACGACACGGAAGGCGTTCCGGCCACCAAGAAGAAGCCACCCCAGCGGTCTAAATGATGGGCATTACATCGGCGGCAGCAAAGGCAGCGGATACCGCTGCGCGCATTCGTTCGGCCCGTTCCCTTCTGGGAAAGAGTGCCTCTCAGGCAGTCGGTGCGGACATTCCACGTCCCGCCCCGCAGGCACTGGCACCGCCGCCCAAAGATGCGATGTTCCTGCCCGCCCGCCAGCAACTCACGCCTGCGCAAGTCAACGCTCTGATCCGCAAGGCGAAGAAAGAGGGACTGACCGTCGAGGAAGCCTACTGGCTGACCGAAGCAGGGGCGTTGCCCGACAGTGCGCTTAAGCAGTTGGATAACGTCGAAACGTCTGCCGTTCCGCTCGACATTGAAGTCACCGGCAAAGACAACCTCACGCCCAACAAGACGAAGGGGCCAACGCCCGCAGAGAAGAAACTTCAGCAGGCGAAAGACGAACTGTTTGGACTGACTGGTCCCAGTGACGGCGAAGCCATCAGTTCCGATCAAGTAAAGAAGACGCTGAAGAGGCTCGACAAGATTCTCTCCACCGAAGAGGGCAAGACCGCCTTCTACGATCTCGTCGGCAAGAACACCGCCGATCCAGAGGGTGCCGTCAAGGACGCCAACTCACGGATTGATTCGCTGCGCAGCATGATCGGGCAAGACCCTGCCGCACGAGACGCTGGCCGCATTGACGCTGCCGAACAGAATCGTGCTGCTGCCGGAAAGCCCCGTCCGCAAGCCGCCAATCCTGTGGTGGCCCAGCAGATTGCTGACACCACACGAGCGATGGCTGCAAATGAGATCCCCGACAACATTCAGGGACTTGCCGAAGCGTTCAATAATCTGCCGGAAGACGTGCGTGCGGAGGTAGCCGCTCGCGTTGCCAAGTCCAACCCGTACACCACTCGCATGTTTGCGGGAGAGGGTGGCACGGTCAGCATTTCCCCGAACGCAGTGTCTGTATTCTCGCAGCCTCGCAGCAAGTTCGAGCAACTGATCCACGACCTTGAGACTGCCCGTAGTCTTGGCGACCCGGAGATGGAGGACGCCCTCAAGGCTGACATACGGCGTGAGATGGACGCGATGGCGGCGGAAGACCCCAACGCCCCGCAGGAAGCCATCAAACTCTATCAAGAGCGACGGGATGCACAGGACTCGCTGCGTCGTGAAATCATCGCGGCTCGCCCTGACGTGCAGTCTGACGTATCTGCCGCCAGAGCGGCATCCGTGTCTCCGGGCCAGCCGCCTGTTCGCGCTCCGGGATCGCGCTCCGTCGAGGTGTCCGGTCCACCGCTGACCGACGCGGAAATGCCGACAAGTTTCGATGACGCTCTCGCCCGCATGCGGGAGCAGTTGTTCGAGTCTCAGGCCCGACCCAGCGCTCCGGTCACCCGTGCAGAAGTAGATCGCATTAACGATCAGGCTGGCCTAAAAGAAGGCGCTCGCCCGCTGGCACTCACTCCGCGACTCGAAGACCGCAGCATCTCCAGTCGCGGAGGCGTGACCACCAGCGAGCAGTCGGCCATCGAGGAACTGAACGCCGCACAGGCTGCATTCGACGCAGCCAAGACGCCCGAAGAGAAGATTGCCGCTGGTCAGAGATTGCTGAAGGCAAACACGAAAGTAAACCGTACGTTTGGGGGCAGCAAGCCCTCGAAAACTAAGGACGCTGAAGGCGATACTCAGTTTGTGGAGGGCAAGGCCCGCAGCGACAGTTCGCTCAACCGTCCTTCGCAGGCACAGACGTACCGCGACCTCATCGACACCATCGCTGGCTATCGGCAACGCGGCGAGAAGGGGCTTGCCCGCCCCGACGTTGAGTTCTCCGCACTTGAACGCGACCGAATGGCGAACGACGCTCAAGCCCAACTGGGGTACGACAAGGCAGACACATCCCCAACGGACATGATGCCTACGGGCGGCGACCTTGAAGACCTTGAGATGCTTGGCGAGGGCGGAAAGCGTGGCCGACTTGGTGGCCGTCAGAGGCCCAGCCGTGTGGCGGCTGCGATGGAGCAACTATTCGGGGCACGAAGGGGCAAGGACGGCAGCGTTAATCCGCTGGACAAACAGCAGTTCCCTGAGTTTGACGGCGACCCGCAAAAGGTTGCCGACTTCCTCATGCGCCGCCCAGAGAACACTCGCGTCGAAGGAACCGCTGACTGGCAGATGACGCGAGACGATCTTGCGGCTGCTATTGGCGATCACTTTGGACCTGCTGCCGGTCGATCACTTGGTGAAGAGGCTGCGAAATTGCCATCGCCTGCGTCTGGCGAGGCTGCATCCGTCGAGGGCACCACGCAAAACGTGACGCAGGTTCCCAACGAACAAGGCACGTGGCCGGAAGGCACCCTTCGTCAGACCTCAGAGCGCGGTCCTTCTCCACGAGAGAACGTCGCTGGCACGCCTCCAGCACCGGCTGCACGCAAGGACTTCTCACAGCCTGAGACTGTGCTGACGCCAGAGGAAGAATCGCTCAAGTCATCTGCGGTGGAACTGGGAGACTCTTCGCCTGCGTCAAAGAAGGGTGAGTCTTTGAAGTCACCCGCTGTTGAGGGCGAAACGCCAGCCACCGGAGCCGCACCCGCAAAGGGCAGCAAGGGCGGTGCGTCCACAAAGTCGCCGCCTGTAAGCGAGGGCGATGACGAGATGTTTTTTGGTAAGCCGAAGAGCGCGTGGAGGAGTGCGTGGAACGGCTGGACTCAGAATGGCCGCAAGGCAGAAATCACGTTTGACGAATACTGGGACATTCAGACCGGCAAGCGCAGCCGGGAAGAAGTCCTCGCTAGTCGTGGTACAGCCGCTGCCTCGCCGCCTGTGGCTGGAGAAACCCCAGCGACTGCTGCTGCGGCATCTGGCGGTGGTGGCGGAAAGAAGCCGCCGAAGAATCCCAAGAATACCGACAGCACCGGCTCTCCTCCACTCGAAGGTGCGGACACCCCTGCTGGCGGTAAGCCGAAGAAGAACGTCACCGCAAAGGACGAGAAGAAGCCACAGATCGCAGCAGAAAAGAAAGACCCCAAGTCCGACCCAAGTATTCCCAAGAAAGACCGGACGCTTTCGCAGCGACTCTGGGACAACAAGGGCAAGGTTGCCATCGGACTTGGAGTGCTTGGTGGCCTGTACGGTATGTCGCAGTCTGGGGGCAGCGGCGTAGCGGGCGACCTGAACGGCCAGACTCCCGTTCCTCCGGGTGCCGGTGCTGGCGGGGAAGCCGGTTCGCCGTCTGAGGAAGACGCCATCACTCGTGCGTTGGAGATGATTCGCGGCTCGCGTCGTGGGCCGGATTCGCCAAGTTACCAGACCCTTCAGAACTGGACTGTGTGGAGATAACAATGGACCCCCGTGAAATCGCCAACCGCATTCGTCAACTCCAACAGCACTCGCAGATGATGGACAGCGGCCCCGTGCTTGTCGGCCACGACAACGGGGAGCCGATTGACGAGCCGCACCTTCCGGGCTTCGTTCCACAGGAGCCGCCCCGACCGTCCACGATGGATACTGCACGCTCCATTCAGGAGGGTCGTGCGAATGCTGCCGCCAACAAGCAACGTCAAGCCGGCCTAAACAAGAGCGACTACAACCGCAGGCGGCAGGGCTATCAGTCCTCCGCTGATGTCGGCGTGGATCGCGGCATTGCCGACAGGCAGGCTGCAAATGCAGAAGCCAGTCGCGTTGCCAACGACAAGTTCCAGAAGGACATGGAGGAGAACTACTACTCGCATGGCATCCTTCCGGGCGAAGAACGAGTCACCACTCAAGACACGTTGCGGACGCTGACGCCAGAAGAGCAAGCCAAGTTGCGCGCACGCTACGACGCCAGCGGTCACGAACATTACATGGATTACGATGAGTGGCTATCGGAAACATTTGCCGACCTTGCTCCCGTTAATCGTGCTGCGCAAATGCGGCGAACGGCCAGCGCAACGCCGCGCATTGCTATTGCGCAAGACGACAACCTTCCTCCGGGAGAAAACAGCGCACTGGCAAAGTCTCGACAGTCGGCGGGAAAGCCGCTTCCCGAAGGACGTGATGCCAGCCAGTACACGCCGGAACAACGTCGAACGATGGGCAGGAACGTCCATTCGCCGGAAGTGCCGATGACAACCTTTGGCGGGACGTTTACCCAGAACGTCAGTGGCTCAATGGCGTCGCGTGCCCCGAACCCGGAAATGCTCGATAAGGCGAAAGCCATCGGTGAAGATCAAGGAATGGGATCTCCGTCGCACGTGATTGCATTGGCGCAGGCGTACGGCATCGACGTCATACAGTACGGCGACGACATGGATTTGCTGAAGGCCGATGTTCTTCGGGAGAAGGAACGCCACGACCGCATGTCGCAGCGATACGACATCGTTGACACCGGCATGGGCGGATTCCGCTACACACCCAACTCTGCCACCAAAGCAATGGTGGATCGCCGCAAGGCAATCGTGCAAATGGACGAGTACGGCCAGCGGTTCGCCGGGATGCTGACCCCGCAGCAAGAGACGGAGATGGAGGCCAAACTGTCCGCTCTTGGTGCTTCCGACAACGACATCATGCGGCTCCGGCGTAATCGAGGTACGGCGCAAGCCGTTCGCAACAACTGGGCCAATCGCAACATGACGATTGCAGCCAACAATCCACGAGTGGCACAGGGGCTGTACATGCGGAGCCTTCAGGAAGCGGCCCGCTCTGGCGATCCTTTGCGCATGGCTGCTGTTCACGAGTCGTTTGGCAACGAGCGTGCCGCACGTGACTACCGCAGCCTTGCCGCCCAGCAGGGGTCTGACGCTGCTAGTGTTGCCGCCGCTGGCCTCAAGGCGAAAGACGAGCAGAAGGATCAGCCCGCTCAGTGGAGTGCAGCGGAGTTTACTAAGCACGTAAACGACGCCCTAGCCATCGGTGATCCGCAACAGCGGAGGACGGCACTGATACTCGCACTCAAGAAGTTTGGATATGACGGCGATGCAGAAAAGGCCGCAGACGCCATGATTCAGTCTGCTGCCACTGGCTCTGCACCGGCTGCTGGCGGCGGGATTTTTCAAGGAATAGGAAACTTCTTGAGCAACATTGCCAATAACCTTTCGCAAGCCCCGCCCAATGCGTACGGTGCTGCGCCCAATTCGTTGCCGCCTACTGGTCAACCCGCAACCTACAACCAACTGGCACAGCAGGTGCCAGCGTTCGCCGTTCCCGGTGCGCCCCAGACAACTCCACTGCCGCGACGAAAGTGATCCGCAATGGATTTGTTCCAGCCACTGCCGAACCGGAAGCGTCCTCCCGGTTATCTTCCGCTGTTTGACGATGCCTTGCTGGCAGATGAAGCGGTGCGTCAGGACGAGGTGACGCCACAGGAGCGCGACTCTGTTCTTAGGGACATCGGCTCTGTGGTCGGCGGAACAGTGTCTCGCGTGGGTGACGCGCTCTCTACTCCGGGCGATTACCTGCGTGGTGTGCTTGGCGGTAAGGCAGGCGAGCGGCTGACCGGCAGGGACTTACTTCGTGAGTACGGCCTCGCCTCGCAGGATGACAACTGGGGCAACTTCTTGATGGGGGCGGCTGCGGACGTTGTGACCGACCCCCTGTCCTTCGTATCCGGCCCAGCCAAATCCTATACCGCTGCTGGCAAAGCCGCCTCCAAACTCAACCTGCTCGACAACGCTGCGACCGTCGCCTCGAAGAAAGCGCTCCGCACCAACATTGCGGACGACGCTTTGCCGATGGTGGCACGACAGAACAAGAAGGCTCTAGAGGATACCGGCAGGACTCTGACTGAATTTGATCCGGCGATGACGGGCAGGCCGCTCTACGGCACACGCACAGCCCAACGGAATGTCACGCTAGATGACCTCATTAAATACTCAGACGACCCAGCCGCAGCGGAGAAGGCTGCACGCGAACTGCTTGGCGACGAGGGGCTAAAAAGCATTCGCGGCGATACGCTCTCCAAGACCTTTGGCGTGGGCCTACCGTTCCAAGATCCGACTATCGTTGGTGACTTGTTTGGCAAGGGCTTCGGTGACAAGTACGCCGATGTTCTCGACACCGTTGGGCAGACGGCTCGCTGGTCATATCCGGGACGGCTGACGAGTTCCCTGTTCAACAACAAGGTCGGCGGTGCCATCGACGCAGAAGAGCAGTTGACAAACGTCGCCAACTTTCAGGCTAGGGAACTCGCAAGAGCCGGTGCCAAGAAAGCCCACACGATCGAACTTGCAAAACTACACGCTGCCAACCCGGAGGTGTTTTCGGAGGACGGCAACCGCATCATCGGTCGCGTGATTGAAGGTCACGGCACTCCTGCCGACGCCGCCTATGTCGCCTCCCGACCTCAACTGAAGGCGTACATCGACAAGTGGAAGGCGGATCGCGTCTCCATGCTGGAGGAGTCACGCAGGGCTGGCATCGGTGCCTCAGAACTCACGGACAAGTATGGCACGGAGTATCTGCCGCGTCAGGCTGAGTCGGCATTGGAGATGGCCGGTCAGTCCGACAGCAGTCTTGGCAAGGCACTGTCCGCGATGACGGGCGACATGCTGCGTCGTACGGATGCCATGCAAATTCCCGGAGGACGGGACACGATCATTAATTTGTCGAGAGACAAGATGGTGGCTGGTCGCTTGCGTCTCGCCAAGAACGACGAAACCGCCGCCCAATACCTGCTAGACATGTTGCAGCCAATGGCCCAGAAGGCTGGTGGCCCTGCCCTTGACCTCAAGCAGATGGAACGGCTTGCCCGCGTCCTGCACAAACTGCCAGACGACATCGTGCGGAAGTCTCCGCTGTTCGGGCAACACCCAGTCGAATCCATCGGACAGTACGCCGCCGGTCGTGCCGAAGCGATGGCGACGATGAACACGATGTACGACTCCATCGCGTCGTTTGCCGTCAACCAGACACGCAACGAAGTGGTGGGAGGTCGCTCCATCACGCTCAAGGATGCACTGCGACGGATCGGATCTCGCACCTACAAGAACACGGACACTGGCGAGATTGTCGGCGGCACGGAGCAACTCAAGAGTCGGCTGGCCCAAGTGCTTGGCAAACGGCCAGACGACATTAACCTCGCTGAGTTCAGCATCCCGGAAGATCAGGTCAACAGATTGCTTCGGGCACGCGATGCCTACCAGACCGGCGAAGCCAGTGGCGAACTGATGAAGTGGCTCGATCATTACACGCAGGCATGGCGTGGCTCGATCTTGACATGGCCCTCTCGTGCGGTGCGTGACCTGTACTCAGGTGCGGTCAGCAACTGGCTGGAGGGGGCTTATGATCCCAGTGCCATTAGTGCCGCAAGGGGGCTGCTGTCAGACGGTGCCAACGACAAAGCGTTTCAGGGCTGGCTCAAGAGCGTGCCTCGTTACGCAGGAGATGACGGTGCCGCTCAATTCTACGCCGACCTTTCGTCCACTGGGCTGGTAAGCGGCCCTTCCGCGTTCGAGTTGGGTGCCAGCACGATTGGCAAGCGTGCCCTCGATCCCATCATCGGTGCGGAGCCAATCAACATCAAGTCGATTGTGGACGAACTCATGCCACAGAACCGGACATGGGGTCAATTCGCCAAAGACTTTGGCACGTGGCGGTCGCAACTCACGCCCACAGCCGAAACGATGAATCCCGTCCTGCGTGCTGGCGAGAAGATGAACTCGCTGACGGACGGCATCAATCGCATCAGCGGAATGATGTCGTTGATCTCGCAAGGTTACGACCCGCAGGCTGCTGCGAAGGCGATGAAGCGAGCGCACGTGGACTATTCCTCGCTTACCGGCTTCGAGAAAAACGTCCTGAAGCGTCTATTCCCATGGTACTCGTATCAGAGCCGCATTTTTAAGGAGGTTCTGACTCAACTTGCAGAGCGTCCGGGTGGAAGATACGGCCAAATGATTCAGGGCATGGAGCGGGCACAGGAATCCAACGACGATCAGTACATCCCGTCTGGATTGCGGTCACAGTTCGCTGCCCCGCTGCCCGAAATGCTTGGCGGTCGCCCTGCTCCGGGAACGCAACGCTACGTCACCGACATCGACGCTCCCGGATTCGACCAGATCAACATGATCGAGACGCCGGGAACGATTGCTGGCGCTGTGCAGGGCACAGGCAGGCAGATCGGAATGCAACTAGCCCCCTACCTGCGTGTCCCAGTCGAAGGCATGTTCGGCACCGACCTGTTCACCAATCGTCCTATTGGCGAAAGCACGAGTTCTCTTGATGCGATTGCTCGCACGGTCACCGGCAACCCCAATGCAGACGTGCCTACGGCCATCGACAAGTTGGTCGAGATGCTGCCATTCGCAGGCAGGCCGCTTTACCTCACTCGCTCCCTGCTGGACGCAAAGGGCGGGGCAGACTTGGGAAGCCGTGCCGCGAAGGCTGCGGTCAACGCCACCACTGGCATCAAGTTCCGAGACGTATCGCAAGAGGATGCGCTGTCGGACGCTGTGCGGAACATCGACCAGTCGATTGACCCGTACACCAGAGAGTTCAAGCAGACGTACATACCGGAGAAAGATGCGCCCAATGTTCCGCAGTGGGCACTTCGCCGTCAGGCCGTTGCTCGTGCATTGGGTCGAGAGCGGCGAGAGGAACGCAAGGGCAAGAAGAAGCCCAAGAAGAAATCCAAGACGAACACTGGCGACCTCGACCTATTCGAGTAGTGGTGGCGGTCTGGGAATGTCCTTGCGGATCTGCGACCAATCGAGGTAGTGCTTCTCGCACATGCCTACGGACTTGTGCCCAAGAAACAGTCGAGCCTGTCCGGGCCGCTCTATCTCTATCTGTGTCGCCGCCGACCGGCGGAACCACTTGCTCGTGCCATCCACCCCGCAGTCTCCAACCAACTGCTTCATCAGCCGCATCGCCCACCGCTTGCCGCACGCCCAGCGCAGGACGGTTCCATCCGGCGACTTTGCCAGCATGGCATTGACAGCGGCAGTGCAGGTGGGGGTAAGCACCGTATTTATTGGATTGCAGGTCTTGTTCTGCGAGTACCTCAGAAGTGGGCCGTCGAAATGTTTGTCCCGCAGTTTCCACAAATCCCCCCATCGTGCCCCAGTTTCCCACGCCAGCAGGGTCCAGCACCGCAGAAATTCACCCCTGTCCGCACCGCTTTTCATTTTCTTGCCAACGTGGACGGAAGTGCGCTTGACAACCGTACACGCCTGCCCTAAAGTCCACGCCTTAGTCGGCTCCTTCTGCACCCTGATCTTTACGATCTCTGGTGGCAAGGAGTCGATCAGGTTGTGCTGGCGTCCCCATCGCAACAGGATGAGTAGCATGTCCCGCTCGTTCCGTACGGTGCGAGCAGAAACCTGAGTGAGTCGAGATTTCAGGTAGGTGTTGATGCAGTCGGGTCGTTGACAGTTTTTTGCGACCCGCAGTAGGTTGGATTCGTAGTCGTCCGCAAGAACGCGGCACTCGCAATACTGCGAGGCGACGGCATGGAGGTCATTGGTCATGGTTGTTAAGCAAGCGGTTGCGAAGCACAAGACTGAGGCGGGCCATTCTCCTCGCGTGGGGGTAGTGGGAAACCCCCTTCTGGCACCTGTCACACCCGCTGGCGGTGGGGAACAAGTTGACGCAAACGCTACGATCACCGCCCCGACTGACCACGAGATTGTGATTCTAGGGGTCGCGGGTTCGAGTCCCGTTAGCCACCCTTCTTCTAGTCCTATTGGTTCGTTTTCCGCCTGCGTTGCGGATATTCGTCGTGGAGAGTCGAACGACGCATATCACAAGGATCGGGCCTACAGGAACGCCACCAGTTGCAGCACTGCACTGGACAGCATTCCTCTCTATCACGCCCGCCACGTTACCGGCTCGATCCCGCCGTTCAGTAGCGAGGCCACCGATCATGGCTCACTGCTGCACGATTGGTTTCAGCACGGCGATCCCGTCCTTGATACGTGGGCGGTCCCTCCAGAAGAGAAACTAACCGCCACCGGACAGGTTGGCAAGGACGCTCGCCAGTGGGCTGAAAAAGAGCATGGGACAGATGCCGTCCTCGTCGCTCCAAAACTTTTCCGCCAGATCAAGTCTGAGATTCGGGCGATAGAGAACACGCCGCAGGCGATGGCCCTGCGTGAGCGGTTCGTTGAGCATGAGTTGTCGGTGCGGTGGACGACACCCAACGGCGACAACCTGCGCTGCAAGTTCGATGCCCTCACCAGCGATGGCATCGTCTGCGATCTCAAGAGTACGAGAGAAGCGGACATCCTGCGTGATTGGTGGAAGTCGGTCCTCGACTTCAAGTACCACTTTTCCTGCGCTTGGTACATGCGGGGCATGGAAGCCTGCGGCATGGAACCGAAGCCGCTGCACTACATCGTCATCAGCACATCGCTGCCGCACGACTGTCAGGTCGTGACGTTGCCTGCGTCCCTTATCGCAGAAGGCCAGCGCCTCATGGACAAGGTGCTGGCGGAACTCCGTCTTCGTGAAAGCCTCGACTGGTGGGTGCCGGATACACACGGCGAGGTAGTGGAACTCCAATTTCCGGCTCATGTGCTGGGGAGAATGGGATGAGCGTTATCAACGCATCAGTATGGAAAGAGCAGAGCGAACACGTCGATGAGTTGTATGCCGCTATGGCGAAAGCCTTCGGCCAACTCAAGAACGCACCTCGCACCTGCTACAGCAACTGGGCACGGAAGGACAAGAAGACGGGCGAGTTGCTGCCCGACTACGCCGACCTTGCCACAGTCTTCGACACGATCCGAACGGCCTATGCGGCAAACGGACTGTCGATTCGTCAGACGTTCTGTCCTTACAGCGATGACGGCACCATCATGCTTGTCACCACTATCGGGCATTCGTCCGGTCAGTTTGAGCGTTCGTACCTTCCGATGAAGGGCAACATCCCGCCGCAGGAACTTGCCAAGACGGCAACCTACCTGAAGCGAGTCGCCATCTGTGCTGCCGTTGGCATTGCAGCGGACGACGACGACGACGGCGAGACGGCCAACCGCAGCACGGCGATTGCGGTGGCGAACGACGAGGCACGCATCGAGCAGGCTCTGGCCGGAAAGATCAAGTCCGCAAAGGACGCGGCTGGTCGAAAGGCAGAGTTGGATCGTGCCCGGAAGGGCGTTAGCGAGGGGATGCTCACGCAGCCCGCCCTCGACCGTCTGTCCCGCTTGGCAGAAGACCTCGATGCCAAGCCTGCCACAAAGCGTCCCGAACCCGTAACGGCCTGACACACACGCCACCGCAGGTAGGAGCGGCCTCCTCAGGTGTGCGCCCGACACACTTCCTTCCATCGGGCATTTTTTTCTATGAGCGAAAAACTAATTTCATACGCCCGACTCGTTGCGATTGCCGCCTCGCAGAATCAACTTGACGAGGAAGTGGCTCTCGTGTTTTGCCGTGACGCAGTTCCGCAAATCCTTGCTGAACTCGAAGTCCTGTCTCGCGTGAACCAGCGATTTGAGATCGCTCTTGGTTTGCCGATGCAGGACGCAGCCCCAGAGCAGCCAGAAGTGAAGGTCTGCGAGGCCACCATTTGCAGCGACAGGTGGCACAAGCCTGTTGCCAAGAAGGCGGCGAAGAAGACCCGCAAGAAGAAGGCGAGGGCCAAATGAGTGACGCATGGATGGATGCCGACGAAGAGGGCATGTGCCAAGAGGCAGAGACGCGGCAGCAGCGCAGGCAGGCAGAGCGTGCGTATCTCCGCGATTACCAGAGGCAGGCGGTCGAGGACGTGTGCCTTGCCGCCAAGCGGGGCGAGCGTCGGATCACCGTCTGCCAGCCAGTTGGCACCGGCAAGACAGAGGTTATCTGCGAACTGTTTCGGATCGCAAAGAACCCGCTGCTGCTGGTGCCGTTGCTCGACCTCATGCGTCAGGGCAGGGATCGCCTTGAGATGCGGCTGGGTGAGCAGTGCGACGTTGAGCAGGGCGGCAACTACGCAGAGTCGGTCGAGGGGTTGCGCAATCGAGTGATCGTTGCCAGCCGGGACTCGATGCTGTCCTCCGGGCGGTATCGCTCCAGTGCGTTCGACCGCGTGAGTCTTGTGGCGGTGGACGAGTGCCACGTCAAGATCACGCCCGCTATGGAGCGGCTGCTGTGTTACTTCGAGAATCGCGGTGCCACCATCGTTGGATTCAGTGCGACTCCCTACAAGGGCAGGGGCAAGGGGCTTCGATTCTTTCCCCGTCCGCAATCCGTCTACACGCTGCGGCAGGCACTGGATGACTCCTATCTGGTGCCGCCCATGTGCCACGTCAGCGAGGCCACATCGCTCGACATGACGATGGTGGACGAGGTTGCTGGCGAGTGGGACGAGAGACAACTCGCTGCGGTTCTGGCTGCGGAACACTACGCACAGGAAGTCACGTCGCTTGTCCTCTCCACCTACAACTGCCAGCCGTCTGTGGTGTACGCACACAACGTCAAGCAGGCGAAGTTGCTGGCAGAAGTTTTCGAGCGGTACGGGGCGAAGGCCAGCATCGTCTACAGCAAACAGAATCCTCTGATTCGCAGGGACAACATGCAGGCGTTCCTGACGGGCGAATCGAAGATCATCGTGAACGTCGGCATCTTGGGGTACGGGTGGGATCACCCGGAACTACGCAACATCTATTCGGCGGCACCGACACGCCAACTTCATGTTCTGGAGCAGCGTCTTGGCAGAGGCACACGCACGCTGACGGGCACCCTCCATCACGAGATGACGCGGGACGAGCGTGCTGCGGCAATCAAGGCATCTGCGAAGCCACATTTCAATTACTGGGACATCACGGGGTCGATTCGCAATCAGCAGATCCTGTCTGTGTTCGATGTTCTCGACCACAAGTTACGGAAGTCTCCGTCCCGCAAGGAGCGGCTGGAGTCCACGCTGTCGGCTGACGGCACGGACGTGATGGAGGCGATCCGCGAGGCCGATGCCGCCGATCTTGCAGCCCTTGAGGCACAGACGCGGGAACTGATTGAGAAGCGCAAGGCGTTGATCGTCGGCGTGACGTTTGAGCATGGCGACCGGGACGTGTTCGCAGAGCCGGAGAACAAGCCGAAGGTTCGTGGCTGGCGAATGATGTACGGCAAGTATCGGGGTGTGCCGCTCAAGGACATTCCTCAGGGCTACCTCTCGTGGGTGCTTGGTGCCCAGAAGAAAGACAGCCCATTCAAATCAGCGGTCAGGAAGGAACTTGACCGTCGAACTCAGGAGTCGCAGCAACCCCGCTAGGAGGCTGCATGTTCTGCAATGGAGTGCTGGATGGACGTTTCGTTGGAGAAATCGGCATCGCAGTGGCAGTGGAGAGACTTCTCCGCGCTGGCTACTACGTCGCATTGCCAATCGTTGACGACGGATACGACCTCATCGCCTTTGACGACCGCCGTTCCTACTGGCGGATACAGGTCAAGGCCACAGGCACGAACGGCCAGAACCGCAACCGCATCCGCATCGGACGCGGCAAGTGCAAAACCAAGCGCTACTGCTCAAAGCACATCGACGCCTTCATCTGCGTCAATGCACGCACTGGCGTGGTCATGTGCGTTCCAACCACGAGCGTCAATGGGCGTGGCTGGCTGTGCTGGTCCGAAGCACGCAAGTTCGCAGACTTCGATGTTCTGCGCCGCATCAAAACAAAACGCTGTTGAGTTTCTCGTATCGGTCAGCGTTCAAGAAATCAAAACGGTCGAGCCTAAACAAACCGCTGGACACGTGAGCCAGCGGCAGATCGGTAACGTCAGCACGAAATCCGGGCAACGGGCGTGTAGTAGATCCCGCCATGCCGACCGCAGGGTCCGCATGAACCACTACGTCCCGGTGACACGCTGAGACTGAGGCCAGATAAGGCTGACGTTGCAACCCCGCGTGGGGTGGCTGGGCTGGCGAGGGCCATCTCAGCACGGAAGTGGTGCGCAAACATGGCAAAAGACCTAGTTCTCCTGAAGTACACAGACGCGAGCGGCAAGAAACTGGCGGCACTATGCCGTCCACGAGAAGGCATGGACTCGCTGCGAAAGATCATTGGCGAAAGCCCGGAGAGCGTGGACTACTTGGAGCAGCCCACCAAATCGGCTGTTGCAATCGCTACGGAAGGGACGGTGGTTGTGACAAGTTCTGAAGACCTGACGTTGCTGTCGTTCTGGTTCGCCACCGCCGCACAGTGGCTAAAGAATCACGGAGGTTGATGTGTCTGATTTCACGAAAGGAGTTGTGCTTATGGCTGGGTTTATTGGAAGCGCACTGAGCGCACTGTGGAAAGAGAACGAGGTTCTGGTGGCGAACGCCAAGACGTTGGGTGGCGTGGCTGCGTGCCGCATTCATCGCGTCGAGGATGCCACCGACTTGATGACGGGCGAGCGAGCCTACCGCTGGCAGATCGAGTTCAAGACGAAGGAGGACGCACTGGCGTTCTCGAACTCCGTGCGGGCAATCGTCGGGGCCGTAACGGAGGAGGGGGAGTGAGCGATGGCAGTAAAGAACTATCGACCTTCGCGGACGAATACCCGTTCTGTGCGATGTGCTGGACGCGGACGGAAGCGTTGCACATCCACCACCTGCAACAAGGGGCAGGGAGGGTGCATCACCGCAAGGCGTTGCTGCGGCTCTGTCACTACTGCCACGACGGCTTGCACTTCGGCGGCAAGCACGACATCACGAAAGGAATGTGCCTCACAGCCAAGCGGGAGACGGACGACGCCAACTACGACCCTGAGTTCTTGGCTGCGTTGCGGCACAAGAAGCATCTTGGCTATGGCCCGGAGCGTTATCCGTTTCGGGTGTTTCACTGGCGGCGAAGGAACGGAATCCCATTGGAGTTAGTACGCATGGCAATCAACAGCAGACGCAAAGGCAAGGCGGGCGAACTGGAGGCGAAGGACGAGTGGAACAAGCACTTGCCCAATGCCCACTCGCGTCGCTCGCAGCAGCACAGTGGAACGGAGAGTGCCAGCGACCTTATCAGTCCCGGCACTCCGCACCTCTGGCTGGAGGTAAAGCGAACTCAGGTCATCAATCTCCAGAAGGTGATGGAGAAATCACGTGAGCAGTGCGGGGAACTGTGCCCCGTAGTTCTGCATCGGAAGAACGATACCGAATGGCTCGTGACGTTCCCGCTGGAGCAGATCAAAAGATTTGTGCAGCAAGTTCAGGGAGCGATGTGATGCCAGAGAACCACTCATTCCTCATCGGTGGCATCCGCTGGCTGTGGCGGTACACACGCCTGAAAGGTCAGGCGCAGGGATGGGCGTTCGTCCGTGATCCAAAGAATCCATTCATGGAAGAAAAGATTCTGATTGACGAAAGGCTTAGAGGTAGGGCACGGCTGAACACGGAGATACATGAGTTCCTCCATGCAGCCAACCCAACGCAGTCAGAAGAACACGTTACGCAGCAGGGCAACGACCTTGCCCGAATCTTGTGGGCACTTGGATACAGGCTCAAGGAGGAGCAATGAACATCGCACTTGAGTGGTACGAGGTGAGCAGGGCTGCTCTCGTCGGCGTTACTCGCAACGTCGAGGCGTTACGCAGGGGCTATCAGCACACTCGCGTCATCCACGATGAATGGAACATCCACATTCTTGGGGCGCTTGGTGAGTGTGCTTTTGCAAAGGCGACTGGCCGCTACTGGTCGGGGTCAGTCAACACGTTCAAGAGCGGAGGCGACGTTGGCGAGAACATCCAGATCCGCACCCGCTCCAAGCACACCTATGACTTGATCGTCCGTGACGGAGACAAGGACGGCGACATCTTCGTTCTCGTCACCGGAGGGCCGACAGAGTTTCAGGTTCAGGGGTGGATCGGAGCAGCGGACGCAAAGAAAGAGAAGTTTAAGCAGAACTACGGAGGGTACGGAAATGCGTTCTTTGTTCCTGCCAGAGAGTTGAAGTCCGTCACCGACCTGATGTGCGAGGCACCGCAATGAACGACACGACCATGCAGACATTCACAGGAAAATTAGTTGACCTGACGCGATTCACTGTGGAGGACGTGCGACTCCCGGACATCGCTCACGCCCTGTCCTGCATCAACCGATTCACTGGGCACACCGTCGCTCCGTATTCGGTGGCGCAGCACAGCGTCATGGTGAGTCGGTTGTGCGAGCCAGACGATGCAATGTGGGGGCTGCTGCACGACGCCAGCGAGGCGTATCTGGGCGACGTGGCAAGGCCGCTCAAGGTGATGCTGCCTGAGTACGTGTCGCTAGAGAAGCAGATTCAGCAGACGATTGCGAAGGCGTTCGGGTTGTCGTGGCCCATGCCGCCAGCAATCAAGATCGCTGACAACCGTGCATTGATTGCTGAGAAGCGTGCCCTCATGTCTGTCGAGCATGACTGGTGCATCGAGGCAGATCCGGTCCACACGCCGATCAATCCGTACTGTTGGCAGCAGGCAAAGCAGTTGTTTGAAAACCGTTTCAAGGAGTTAGCAAAGTGATGTTGAAGGAAACTGAGGACAGGTCTGTGCGTTACTCAAGTGGTGCCGTTCGTTCGTCGGATGCGGAACTCACGAGGTACGACTTGATTACCCCTATCGGATTGGCTGCTGTCGCTGCCGCATGTGCGGAGGGTGCGCAGCGTTACGGCGATTGGAACTGGGAGAAGGGGATGCCAGCCAACGACATGCTCAACCATGCGTTGCGTCACATCTACCTGTTCCTCTCAGGCGACAGGTCGGAGGATCACTTGGGACACGCAGGGTGGAATGTGCTTGGTGCCATCCACTCCCTCGAAGTTTGGCCCGAACTCAACGAGGGAACTCTTCGCACGGGTAACTGTGAGGCACCGATTAAATAATGATTGCCGTCGCCGTAACGGACTACGACGACCAGAACATCGTGGAGGAATGCGAAACCGGCTGGAGAAGGTTTTGCATCGAGGTTCTAGTCAGGACTCACTACTTCATCTGCGAACTCTGCCGCAAGCACCAGCGGCATGGGTTCGCGTTGACCAATCCAAAGAACCGAAAGGCTGCGGAAGTCCTCCGTAGGCAGGTTTCTGCCTACAGGTGGGTGTTTGGCAGCACGGGCGGGGAGTTCTCATTCGACCAGACCTGTGCGGATCTGGGCCTAGATTCCGCCATAGTCAGGCGGCGGCTGCTGTCACAGGCGAAGCCCCGCCCGGACATAAATCTCCTAGTGGATTGGGTGGTGAGGCAACAGGAGATGGGTCATGGCTGCGACCGTAGGCGACAAGATCAAGCAGTTAGTGGAGTGGGCACCGGCGTTGTCGCTCGTGTCCGCAATCTCCGCCGCAAAAACAGCAAAAGAGAAGGCCGAAGGGGCGCTCAATCTCATGCAGTTTGTCGCGGCAAAGACGGACACAAAGATCGACGACGACCTGCTGGAGCGATTTGAGGCAGTGCTTCTGTCGCCTCAGGGTCAGGAACTGTTCGACTACATCGCCGCCCTCGTGACGGCGGTGTCGAAGACGGAGATGCCTTCGTGACCACGACGGCCATCACTATCGTGTCGTTCGTGGCAGCGGCAGCGGCGGCAGTGTGGCCGTACCTGCCGACGCCATCGAAGCCGACCGGCCTAGCCGCCAACGACAGGGCGGGCTGGGTTAACCGCCTGTTTGAACTTGCGGCAAAGGCCGACGAGTCCGGTGAAGCACAGGTTGCCGGTGCTGCGCGGGCGTTGATTGCCGCTCTGGTTGCACAGCAGCCGTCTACGAGGCGAGGTGCGTGATGCGTTGGGCACGAGTCGCCGTCATCGCCGCAGGTCTTGCCATCGGGATCGGTGCGTCGTTCAGCCACCTGCTGCCAGAGGCGAAGCCCAAGCCTGTGGACGTTGTGCCCGGAGACATCCTGTCTGGTGTCAGTTCCGCTGACGCCCGCCTGCTCCGTGACTTCTACGCTGCGATGGCTGACATCGTGGTGCGTGACGGCCTTGCCGTGACGCCCGTGTGCAAGACGACGTTCGACCTGCGGAACCGACACAAGCAGGCTCTTGAGATGGCGTTCGCCAACACCGGCATGGCTGGCAAGTACGCTGGGCTGGGCGACAAGATCGACCAGTATCTCCTCCGGGCTATCGGCAACCTCGACGTGCCGTTGACTGCGGACAACCGACAGTCAGCGTCCAAAGCGTTTGCCTCGATCAAGTAGGGGGAGTCGTGGAAGAACTGTTTGGCTCCCCACAGGAGATACAGGAAGCCTACGAGCATGGGCTTGTGGGTTCGTACTGTGATCCGGCGGCGACTGCCCGCCTGCTGCAATCCCTGCCGATGCCGCTGTTCGGTGACACGCTGGCTGGCAGCGGTGCTGGCAAGATCTCGCTTGCGTACAAGGCAGTCCTTGCGTTTGAGCAGTCGGTTGGTCGCAAGCCCTATGACGAAACCCAATCGACTGGCGATTGTGTCAGTCACGGAACCCGCTGTGCCATCGACATCGCAAGGGCGAACGACCCGGACATCAATAGCACTGAAGACTGGATCGACCGCACCGCAACAGAGCCACTGTATGGCGCTCGTGGACACAGCGGGCAGGGTGCAAGTTGCTCAGAGATTGTGGGCTGGGCACACCAGACCGGCGGCTGCATGCTGCGTAAGCCGTACCCGGAACTGAGCATCGACCTTTCGACTTACGACGCCAGCATCGGGATCAAGTGGGGTGGGCGTGGCGTTCCGGCCAACGTGACGGCAGAGGCGGCGAAGCACCGCATCGGAACCATCAGCCTCATCACGTCATGGGAACAGGCACGCGACTGTCTCGCCAACGGTTTCGGCGTGGTGTGCTGTTCGTCTGTGGGATTCAACTCGCAGCGTAACTCTGAGGGCATGTGTTTCCCGAAGGGGTCTTGGTCGCACGCGATGGGCTGGACTGCGGCTGACGACACCCGTCCGGGAGACTGCCGCTTCTGCGTGCAGAACTCGTGGGGCTGGACGTGGGTGTCCGGGACTCGCGTTCACGACCAGCCGGAAGGTTCGTTCTGGATCAGTCAGTCCGTTGCCCAGCGGATGATCGACTACGGAGGGACGTATGCAGTATCGAATGTGGTTGGGTTCCCGCGTCGGCAACTCAAAGACTGGGGAGCCAAAGAGGTGTTGGGATGAACCTTTCCGCCGCTACTGTCGCCGTCTGGCTCGTCTTTGCACAGCCCGCATCCTTGCCGCAACCGGCACCGGCCAAGTGCTGTGCCAAATGCAACGGTACTGGCATGGTGCTGACGGGAGACTCGATCACTCGCGTTCCGTGTGAGTGCCCAGCGACATGCCCGTGTGCAAAGAACAGGCCGAAGGTGCAGTGCAAGGACGGCAAGTGCCCGCAGTAATGGAAGAACTTGTGGACTATGTGTGTGCCCGCCTGCCGGTTCGTTCTCGAATCGTTGGGAAGGACCGCATCAAGTCTGTCGTAGAGGACGTGGTGAGGAAATGGCCCACAAACGAGTTGTGCCGGTATGGAGATGGGGTCGAGGAGCAGCGGGAAGCCATCGACCGGCTGGGCAAAGAGATGCGGTACGGCTGTCCTATGATCATGCTGTTCTTCCTATCCACCATCATCAGTCTGGCGTTTCAGTGGTGGCTATCGAGACGCGCCAACCGCCTGAAGATGGCGGGATGGCAGTACGCTTTGCGAGGTGGTTCGTGAGCAGCGTAGACGTGTACGAGACAGCACTGCGGATGCTGGAGCGATACGGGTTCGGGATCGTGCTGGCGACGGCGATCCTGTGGTTCGTCCGCACTGACCTCGTGCTGCCGATGGTGGCCGCACACCAAGCATTTCTGCGCGAAATGTCGCAGACCCAGAGAGACATATCGTCAGCCATCCGCGATCAGACCCGCCTGCTCTATGCGCTCCAGCCCAAGCAGGCCAGCGACCCCAGCAACTAAGCACGCCAGCAGAGCCACCACCATGCCCATGTCCCCCCGCCTCTTGCGTCCTATCGCCAGCCAGCAGGCTGGAGGTACGCCGGTCAACGCTTCGCTGTTGCTGCACTTCGATGGCAATTACAGCGATTCGTCGCCAGACAACCGCGCGCTGTCTACGGTCGGTGCCGTTGATTTCAGCAGTACAGAAAAAAAGTTTGGTTCCGGCAGCGTGTACTTTCCTTCAGCGGCGACAGCGTGGGTTGAAATTGACGATGATCCTCCGCTTCTTGACAGCCAAGATTTCACAATGGAGTGCTGGCTGTATTTAGAGTCACTTGGTCCGGGCGGCGCATCGCAAATCTTCGGGCGGCATGAGGCGTGCGTTGGTGCTAGCCCGCTGCTGGCTGCTTGGAATTCTACTGGCGTCATGTACTTTGAACCCGGAGCGATTTTTGGCGTGAACCCAATTCCGACTGAGGAATGGGTTCATCTCGCCGTCGTGCGCTCAGGTGCCGCCATAACCATGTACATGAACGGCCTCGTAGAAGCGTCTGGCGGTATCAGCGGGTCTATCAACGATTACTCGTATCCGTTTCGGATTGGTGGAACAGACGGTTGCGGATATGGGTCTGGAATTCAGGGATACATTGATGACTTTAGGATGGTAAAGGGCTTGGCCGTATACACCGGCCCCTTCATCCCACCGTCCGCGCCGCTCTCGCCCTACGCTACGCCCGTACCCGTGAGCCGGGAAGCGAGCCTGTTGCTGCATTTCGACGGCAACTTCAACGACTCGTCGCCAAACAATCTGGCTGTTACGGCGGAAGGCTCGGCAGACATAGATCAAACAATCGTAAAGTTCGGCACTCACAGTGCGTACTTTGATGGTGATGGTGGCTATTTGACGATTGCAGAACTAGAACTTGTCAACACAGACTTCACGATAGAGGCGTGGGTCTATTTCACGAACCTAGCGGGGGAGCAGGCCGTTGTTGAAAACTACGTCGATGGCGTGGGTTTTGCGCTGATAAAAATAAGCGATCAAAATTCCAACGACGGCAATAAGTTTTTTTTCACTGGCGGTGACTCGGCCGGAACGATCTACGGAGGCGGAGACGCTGTTCGGGCGGGTATCAATCAGTGGCATCATGTTGCAGTATCTCGTAACGGAAATACGACGCGATTGTTTGTCGATGGCGTGTTGCAGGCTTCTGGGGATGTGCCTGTTCCGGCCGCATCCGGTCCAACTGTCGCGGTTGGCGCGCGACTGAACGGCTCTAACTTTTTTAACGGCTACATCGACGAACTCCGCATCACGAAGGCCGCGCTCTACTGCGACTCGTTCACGGCACCCACATCGCCGCCGACTCCGACAGTCATTCCGCCGACCTGCCCGCCGCCGCCGTGCGATCCATACGGCACCTATCTGCGTGAGGAATGTCAGGGCTGCGACTACGGAACTGTGTATGCAGATGGAGATTGCGGCGAGTATTTTGATGCTTACTCACCCGGAGATTGTTGTTAATGATTACGTTTCCAAATCCAATCACCGTGCGACTGCGCACGGGAAAGACACTGACAAAGCAGGCATTCTCACTGGCGTTGCTGGACGTTCAGAGCGACAAGGCCGTGTACGCCATGCTCTTTCCCGTCACGAAACGCATTCCGCTCTGGCGTGGTGAAGCGTATGACGCGGCTGGTGACTACACGCAGGCGCAGGCAGAGGCACGGCTGATGGAAGTTCTTGGGAGTGATCCTGCCAGCGTGTTGAGCGAGCCTGCACCAAGCCCGCTGCCGTGACCGGCGGCGTATCGAGATGCCATGCGGCGTGATCCGATGAGTCCATGCGACTCACGGACGAACAGCAGCGGCTGGCAGAGCGTGCCCTAGAAGTGGTGCCGAAGGCGATTGCTGCCTTTCGCTGCCGTTATCCCACGCTCCGCAAGCAGTTGGCCGTCATAGACGTAACGTCCATAGCCTATCTGGCTGTGTGCCGTGCGTCTCGAACGTACAACCCGGAGCAGTCCAAGATCACAACGTACTTCTCTATGGCCGTTAGGAATGCGTTGCTCAAGGAGATAGACCGGAATCGCAGGGCACGCTACGACTCGCCGGATCGTGTGCCTATGGAACTGGCCGAAGCATTGGCCGTCACAGTGAAGGGGCTGTCAGGCAGGCTGCACGTAGCCATCGCCCGCCTGCCACCCAAGTCCCGCAAGTTGATTCACGCCCGCTTCTATCGGGGCATGAGCCTGCGGGAGATTGGGGAGCAGGCGGGTTGTGACCCACGAACTATACGGCGCAGGCTTTCCGCCGCTTTGTTCGTTCTTCAAACGCTTTTGGAAAGCGATGGCTTGCTGCCCTGAGGGCACGGGTGATGGAGTTGATGTTCCACGCCTTGCCGTTCGACCTGCGTACTCGACGCATGTGGCAGGTCAAGCGTTCGAGTGACGCACCTGACTGTCGCATCACCGTCATCACCGCAACCTGCGCCCGCTCGTTTATGTCTGGCATGTAGTAGGAATCCTTCTTCTTCCCTATCTTCATCCAGCCAATCGGGGCGTGGCGATTGTGGGGCTTGCCGCCCTTGATCTTGGATAGCAACCCGTCCCGCGTGCGTTGCTTGATGAACTCCAGTTCGAGTTCGGCAAACGCAGTAAGGATGGTGAACACACACCTGCCGATGGGTGTGCTAGTGTCGAGTCCCAAGTCGAGCGAGTTGAACGACACGTCCTTGTGCTGCAACAGGTGCATAGTCTGGGCGGCGTCGATGACCGAACGGAAGGCCCGATCCAACTTGGCCCACACGATCTTGTCTCCGGGCTGCACCAGTGCCCACAACTTGCGGCCCTCCTCGCGCTCGAACATCGGCTTGCTGCCGCTGGTGGCTGCATCGTAGAGCCAGCCCCCAAACACCCAGCCCTCTGGCAGTAGCGTGCGTTTGATGTACTCCTCGCACACGCCACGCTGGTGGGATTCGGTGAGCGTCTGTTTGCTGGTACTAGCACGGCCATATGCGTATACGACTGGCATGATTGTTCTCCTGCTTTCGGGTAACGAACCAGTAGATGAGGACGATTACGGACCAGCACTGCGGTGAGATGTAGCACTCCGTTCCGGGAATGCTCATCGTCCAAAACATGAACGCAAACACTGCGATGCGGATAGCCCACGTAAACATGATGATGCTCCTTAGTTTCCGGGAATGTAGATGTTGGACATGACCCACTCTCTGATGCCGATGATGGCATCCTTCGCACTGCGCCAGCGGAGGTAGGTCATTCCGCTCCTGCCCTCAAACTGCGAGTGGCGAATGCCGTAGTCACCATCCACGTGGAAGTGCGTCCGGGACTCTGAGTCGTGCGGCGTAGTGAGAACGCAGAGCGAGGGTGAATTCGTTGTCTCCGTTGGCGGCAGGCACACATGCACAAGCAGTCCGTTGCGACCCTTGAACGCCCCGATCCCCTCGCCATAGCGAAGCAGTTGCATCTTCGCACCCATCAGACCGTCAAGTTCTTTGCGAAGATTGACGGCGAACGCCTTCGACCTAGACGTGAATCGTGGCAGGTGCAGTGACCTTGTTTGGTTGGCCCACTCTTTCATCGCCGGTCGATTGCACTGAGGAAGCAGCAGCGAATAGTTGTGTGCCGGTGCTGGCAGCAGGCGTGCAATGCCATCGCGGACACGCCAATACTCTGCCTTCTTTAGTGGCGGCGTCCTGCCCGCGATCACTCGTGGCGTGAACGCGGACACGCATGCACGCCACCGCTTGCGTGCCGCAGCGCTGCCATCCATTACCATCTTTGGGGCACCGGCAACGCAGTACAGCGTGTCGCCGCCAGCCACAGATTCCACATTGGCAATCACGTAGTTGTTCCTTGATCCGTCATAGCGAATGATGAAGTGAGGTCGGCCCTCAATGGCACGCACGATCACGTTGCCATACAACGTGGCGTCGATGACTCCCGGAAAGTGTTGTCCACGCCGGTGCAGGATGGTGTCGAGTTGTCCATAGGTGTAGATACGCTGCTTCATGGTCTTAGGCATTAGCCCCTCCTTCCAGTGGAACGGTGCGATAGGACTTGGGTATCAACTTGTGGTAGTACGAATCACGCTTGCCTGTGTAGGCCACGACCACACGAGCGTGCAGCCTCTTCGTCGGCCAGTCCGTCTCAGCGTCGGTGACGATGATGATGGAGTCTGGATGGTCGCGGCGATCAACTTCTTCCAGTGCCAGAGCCATGTCTGTGCCACCGCCACCGGCCCACTCAAACGTGCGGGTGTGTGCCACCAACTTGTTCGAGCGGACATGGGTGTCAGCGCAGTAGACGCGAACACGAGACAACTTCCGCAGACCCTGACCGATCACTGACAGGGCACGAGCCTGCGTGTCCTTCGTCATCATGGACATCGACGTGTCCACGATCACGACTGCATGGGGCTGCACTGTGATGCGGCCATGCAGCAGCGGATCATCCTCTCCGGGCGGCTGCTTGCGGGACCGGCGGCGGTGCGAGAAGTCACGACCACCGACCGGCGAGGCAACGCTCGTGCAAACAGCAGACCGCAACTGATCGAACGGGTCAGGTTGCGGTCGCAGTTTGCAGTCGAGGGCTTGCTTGATCTGGCCCGGAACACTGCCGGGATGTGACTCCTCATACTCCGCGATGGCTACCTCCGCTTGGGCAGCGGCCATGTCTTCTGCGTACGTCTCCCATGACCCGTCGTTATCTACCTCATACTCGCGTGGCTGACCGTCCGCACACGAGCCGCCACTGCCCGGAGAACAGGGCAGCGGCGGCGCCTTGCCCTTCCCACTCGAAGGCGACCCCTTTCCGCTGTCAGCCTGAGTGCCCTTGCCATCCGCCTCAGTGCCGTCATCTTCGGGGATGAAGTCGGCGTCGTCGTTTCCATCACTTGAATCAGCAGCGCCGTCTCCTGAATCGCCCTGTTCGTCGCTTCTGTCGGCACTCCGTTCACTGTCGCCTTTGCCATCGCTATCTCCTTTCTGTGACTGCTTGTGCTTGGACTGCAACTTCTCCATGATGAGTCGATAGTATTCCTGCATCGACTTGTTCTCAGGAAAGTTCAACTTGATTCCCCAGTTGGGGATGTCGCTGCCCAGATGGATGGCACCCTCTGGTCGAAGGTGCCGCATCATGGATAGCGTCTGCTCGACAACAAGATCGCCAGCCACATTGCACACGTATCGCTGGAGTTCAGTCGGGTGATCCCCGATGATCTCCTTCGCTCGTACATGGTGCTGGTAGATGATGTGCAATACCTCGTGGGCCACGACGTATGCACCCTGTTCCTTGCCGATCTTGGTGATGAACTCCGGGCACCAGTAGAGGTTGCCCGCTTGGTCAACGGCAGCAGTGCCGATGCCCGGAGTCTCCTGCTCACGCAGGCTGTAGATGTAGGACGCAAGGTAGGGTACGTACTCGAAGGTATGTACCCTTGCTTGGCCCAGTAGTTGTCGTGGTGTCATTCATCCCTCCCTTCCGCATTGGCAATAACGGTGTCGAGTTCCTTGATCCACGCCTCGATGTTTCCCGCATCAAGGATCGAGCCAGACTTCATCTCCCTACGCAAGTCACGCAGGGTTGTGAGCATGGAAGGAGCGGCGGCAAACAGCCTGCCCGTTTTCCCGGTCATCTCATACGCAACCGACCACTTCTCTCCCTCGCTAACAACGCTGGTGAATCCGTGCCAGTTCCGCAGGTAGAGCCAGTGTTCCGGCTCCTCTTCGTCCGAATCCTGCCTGTCTCCCACTTCAGCCAGACGCGCGGGTATCACCACCGTAGCGTTGCACTCGTCGCAACACCGACCATCGTTCACTGGCTGTGCGTTGTTGCCGCTATCCCAGCCGCCCTCCTTGACGGCTATCTCTTTGTTGCAGATAGAACACTTCATGCTTCGTCCTCCTTCTGCGTACGTGGGCGGTGGTCGCACAGGTGACGCAGCGCACCCATGAACCAGACCGGCGTGTCGTCGCCGTTCATTCCGATGATCTGCGCTCGCACCGCCATCGGGTCTGTGTCGCTTGGGACGAACGACCGCAACGTGCGGTGGATGATCTTGTGGTCGGCCTTCCATTCGACCCACTCTGCGACGTAATCAGAGAGTGGGTACTCAGTCTCGTCCAGATAGAACCGGACTTCCTTCTTGCCTGCGGACATGAAGTCGTCGCTGTTTGTGAACATGCGTGTCTCCTTAGTAGGGGGGTGTGGATCAAGACTGAACCAGTGCCATCAACTTGGCAAGCACATCCTTCGGGGGCGACCAGCCATCGGGCCGAACGCCACCGTCCTTGACCGGACGCCAGAAGGACTTGAACTGCATGAGGAACGACTCGATCTCATGCGTGCCGATCTCAATGAACGCATCGGAAGCGGCAAGCCACCGCTCCTTCGTGGAGTTGGACCGCAGCCCCTTCACCAGACCAGTGAGCAGGCAAATGTTGGCATCGGGCCGCTTCTCGTAGGTGTAGGTTGCCGCACCGGACAGGATCGACTCCGGGTCGAGCAAGTCCAACTGATGGACGTACCGCAGGAACTCACCGCCGACTGCCTCTCCCACGCAGCCAAGAGCGAGAGCCTTGAACATGGGATCTTTCCGCTCGTAGCCACACGCATCGGCAGCGGCGAAGCACTTGGCAAGATACGTCCACGTGCGGGGGTTGGGGAAACTCATCGTCTCGTCATCGGTCGGCAACTTCTCACGGCAGTCAGGTGCTGCACGCAAGAACGCCTCGACAAGCGAGCCGAACTTGGGGAGGAACTCAGTCCAGTGCGACGGGACAATCGGGAACTCCGGTGCCGTCCACACGCAGCCAGCCCGCAGGCCAGCAAACCAGTGGTCGTAGTCCACAACCCAGTCGTGGTGGAAGAACCGTGCCCGCATGGCAGGCGACAGCGGCACTGCATTGGGGCACAGTTCAGGCGGGTTGCACGAACCCACTACGATGGTGGACTCAGGCATCACCTCGTCACCGACACGCCGCTCAGAGATGACTGAGAGCAGGCCCGCTTGAGTGGCGGGTGCTACGTTCGTCACCTCGTCAACGTGGACGAGTGCCTTGCCGTCGCGGGTCTTGACGACCCACGACGAGGCCATCATGCGAGTGACCTGTGCCTTGTGGTCTGGCGTGGGATAGCCAGAGAAATCTTCGGGCAGGTGGGTGGCACCAAGCAGGGGCACGAATGTCCTGCCCAGTGCAGCAGCGAGTGCCTCCCACGTGGAGGACTTGCCGACGCCTGTTCCGCCACGCACGAGGGTGGGCGTGACCTGACAGGCAAGGAACGCAGGGCTGTTGCCAAGAGTGGTACGAGCCATAGGAAAACTCCTCATATAGAAAGGGACGAGGGGGCAACGCTGCCCCCTCAGAATACCGACTCCGCAGCGGGAAACTACGGGGGAAACTAGATGGACGTGGCAAGCAGCCGGTTCACTGCGACGGCCTGCTTGCACTGCTCAATGGCGTCCGTCAACTCAGGCATGGAGATGCCCGTCAGGGACTGGTACTGCTCGACCAGAGCAAGCAACTTGTTGGCACGAGCGATACGCACGTTGATCGAGCGGTCGTTCATTCCGCCGGTTGCCTCCAGCACGTCACGCATGATCTCCTCGACGCCAGCCTTGACGGTATCCCGCACCTGAGAAAGCACCTGCTCCACAGTGTCGGGATTGCTGTCGATGCTGAACGTGGTGAGCGTGAGGCGTGGGCCGTTGTTGTTCGCACCCCGCAGGATGCGAGCGTACTCCCGGTAGTTGTCGAGGTGATCGTCGGCAAGGAACCACACGCCTCCCTGCTCTGACATCGACATGGCTTTCCAAGATTGCAGGATACGCACCGTCACCTGTGATACGACAGGGGCGGGGAGATAGTCACGCAACTGGACGATGGCATTGTCGAGTGCAGTCTGCACCATGTACCCGTTGTGGTCATGGTTGTGGGCAAGCACCGTCACGTTCCACTGCCTGTCAATGCTGGCACTGAACAGGTGGTGGTACTCGTTGCGGTCGCTGGTCGGCACAACCCGCACGCACTCGAACGCATTGTCGTCAATGTGTCGAGGGACGATGGGCTGCTTGCGCTTCTTGCCGTACAGTCCGTTGCCGATCTCCTGCATAGCAAGTCGCAGGGTGGTAGTGACAGCCGGTCGCTGCGGTACGTACTTGCCTGCACCTACAGCGTCGGCTGCTGCGTGAACGGTATCCCGCAGGCAGGAGCGTGTGTTCAGGATGCACACGCCACCGGAGCGGGCACCGACAGTGAGAGTGGAAGGGGTCATGGGTTCTCCTAGTGAGTGATGAGTTTGTTGTGGGCCTTGATGAACTTGCGTTGAAGCAGCCGCCACTCGACGGCCTGTTCGTCGCCCCACTCGTGAGACTCCGCAGCGGAATCGCCCAGCGATTGCACGACGAGATCGAGTTCGCGTGGGGTCAGGGTGAGGGACGCAGTTGGAATTGGACGAGGGCTAGTAATATACATGAGTACACCTTTCTCTACAATGGTTTGAGTGGACTGTCGCCTCGATCCCAGTCAGCGTCATCGGGTGCAGCCAGCCCCGTATAGACGATGACTTCCCCGTCCGGTGCTTCGTCGAACAGGGCGTGGGGTGCGACTACTTGAACGGCAGCAATGAGTTCAGCGATTGTCACGTCGTTCCTCCTTCAGTTGAGATTGGCCCATCTTGCAAGTGCCCGCATGAACACCAGCAACATGAGCAGGTACAGTTCGATCTCCGCGTGCGTCCACTGATTGTGCATGTCGTTGCCTCCCTGCAACTAAGACTCCGCATCGGTAAACTCAGGACTTGGTGACGGACTTTGCGAAGCACGCGAGCAACGCCTTCGCAAGAGTCTCGTAGTCGAGAACGTCAGCCTCCCAGTCGATGTTCTCTGCCACCTTCGCCGCCACCTCGTCGTTGTCCACGTTCTCTGCCGCAATCTCTGCGGCACGCTCGACTACAGCATCCTCATCTACCTCTATCTTCTCAGCGCACTGCTCGCACACCTGCCCCATGTCGATCTCGTCTGCGACATGTGACGCGACATCATCCATGTCGAGGTTGCGTGCCACGCGGGTGGCGATGTCGCTGCTGTCGATCTCCACGTTATCCGCCACGATGTCGGAGAGTCGAACAATATCCACGTATCGGGCCACCTCATCGACAGCCACCTTCTCCGCTAACTTCCGGTAGTCCAAGTGAGAGGACATCTGCTCTGGCGTGCAGGCAACATCACGCATCGCCTGTGCCACTTCCGCCGACACCGTGTTGGCGAACAACTGTCGAGCGTCAGCAGAATCGAACAGGCACTCACGCACACAACCACGAACGATGGACTCAATCCAGTTGGTAAAGAAACGCATGTCAAACTCCTTGTGAAAAAGAACAAGGCCACCCCGCACTGGGATGGCCCAACAAAAGCCAGACTCCGCATCGAAGGATCAAAGGGTTTCTGCCAGAGACTCCAGCCCGAACTTGCCACCGATGTCGTACACCTCCTTGAGTACGGCTTCGGAATACCCGTAGTCGAGAAGCAACTGGGCGATCTCCTCAAGGCTTGGCGAGGAGAGTTCGTCGTACTCGTACGGGTCACGCAACATCGACCCCTGCTCGTAGTCGTACTCTCTCACGAGGTCACGAGTGTCAGCCTCAAGGTCGAACGTCACCTCATGCTTCGTCATGATCGGCGTGTCGTCTAAGTCGGTAGGCGACAGGTCACGATGGCACGACATCGACCGGCTCGCTGAACCGGACGAATTGCTGGCGGTGTAGTACGCAACGCGGCTGTACTTGTAGCCCGTGTTGCTGTACCAGTGGCCGTCTTTCTCCCAGCATCCGTCGCTCTCAGCCCAGATGTCGTGCGTGCCATCGGCCCGCAGGAACACGAACTTGCTGCCACGATGGGCTAACTGCTGTGTGTACCGAATCTCTGGACGCACGAAGAAGTCCGGGTCACGCTGGTGAAGTGGCTTGAGAATCAACTCATTGAAATGCCACGTATCAGAGCGGTCTGAGTGGACGTTGCACTTGATGTCGATGATGCCGTTGTGAATGACGGCAAGATCGCTTGCGACGAGGAACGGATGGCAGTTGGCCTCCGTCTTGCTGCCGTGCGTGGCGAATCGGAAGTGGATGATCGCCTTGCAGTTGGCGTGCGGCTCGAACGCAGAGCGGAACTCAGCGAACGTGCCGATGCCGCAGCGGGTCACGAGTTGACCATCGACAATGGCAGCGAACCCCCACGAGTGCGGGTTGTCTGCGTATCCGTTCTCGTAGGCAGTCCAGTCGGCGGCTGTATCGGCGGGCTTGTAGATTGCGAGGCACATGAAGGATTCTCCTGTGTAGTTAGGGATAGAAGTGAGACTCAGGCAACAACGGGAGCGGGCTTCGGCTTCGGCACGGGCAGGGCAGTCGCCAGATAGGACCGTCCGTAATCGCTGTCCGATTCACGCAACCAAGCGTCGAGTTCGCGGTACGTGCGGCGAGCGTCGGTCGTGCCAAGCCACAGCAGGAACGCACTCGCACTCAAAGCGCGGTAGTCAAGGGACGACTGCCTGCAAAAGTCACGCACCGCAAGGCAGTAGCACAGGTTCTTGAGCAGCGTCTCGAACTTGCACGACGGGCGGAAGATGCGGAACTCAACGGTGTAGGGCTTGACATTGAGTGCCGAATACTTGTCTCCCCTCCCTGCCTTGTCTGGCAGGCCAGTGCTGACGGCACTGCGGTGATGCACGAACTGAGCGTACGTACTCTGGCGACCAGCAATCGCAACGTGGAACGGCACATTGGCTGGCTGGTGCATGAAGCACAGCATCTTGCCCAGCGTCAGGTTCGACAGGCTGGTGCGAGCAAGATGCACGTGCATCCCGCACTTGGTGTGGTTCCACGAGGATACGGAGCCGTCACCGAACTTGTTGCGGAAAGCCTTTCTCAGCACAGACCTATGCTCGTCGAGAAACATCGGCACCGTGACGAACTCGACGCCAGTGTCGGGAAGAGATCCGTCCTGCTTGCAGATGGCACCATCGCCGGTGCTTGTTTTGCATACAAGTTCCTCGTATGCCGGGTTGTAGGCATTGAGAAGACGACCGCGTGCTTCGTTCGCTGTCGAATAGGAGATGCACTCGAACTCGAACGCTATCGTCGGTGAGGTGCGACGGTAGGCGTGCCTCTGCCAGCCAGTCTCCTCAAGAACGCACGCACAGGAGTCGAGCAGTTCATCGCAGCCAGCGTTGCGGCATGAGCAATACTCATCGTCGCAGTCGCCGTTATCGCAGCGACTGAAGCCGTTGCGATCCTCGCCGTCGTCGTTATACCCATCACGGTAGAACCCATCCTCGTCTATGCCATCGGAGTCGTATCCGTCCGCGTCGTAGCCACTGTCGTTGTAGCGTGAGCCATCACGAGTGCGTCTGTTGGGGGAGAACTCCGTGTGCGTGTCACGGTGCCATCCTTCCTCGTGCCATCCGTCTTCATCGAATCGACTGCGGTCGTACCCGTTCTCGTCGTACCCGGAGCGGTCGTAGCCTTCCTCGTTGAAGCCGTAGCGGTTGAACCCATCCGGGCCATACTCCGTGCCCGTGTCACGATGGATGCCGTTGCGGGAGAAGCCGTAAACGTCGTACTCGATCTGGACTTCGTTCTCTGTGGACATGCCGTCCTCCTCAGGAAAAGAAAAAGGCCACCCCGAAATGGGATGGCCCTGTAAAAACCAGACTCCGCAGCGGCTACTTCACCGCTGCACCTTGCGTCGGGATGCACGCTTCAACTTCTGGCGTGCCACCCGCAGACGTTGCTCCTCCTTGACGCGACTAGCCTTGACCAGTGACCACCACTGATCGTTCCACTTGGTGCCCATCAGTCAGGCTCCGCAGCGGGCGGGGCGGGCGGATCGCACGCAGTCACTTCAAGCGGGGTTTCGTGTGTCGAGTTGCCGAAACGGAATGGCTCCACGATTACCACTTCAGGATCGAAGTGGTCGTAGAACTGATCCTCCGCGTCTTCCTTTGTCGCGGCGTCTATGTGCATCACCTCTCGCACCCAGTAGGCGCGATCGCGTGTGACCAAGAAGTGCGGCATGAATCAGCCCTCCTTCTTCACGAGGTCGGCCACTTCACGGCGCTCACGATGGGTGAGCGTGCGAAGATCGGACAGGAACTGACGCTTCGACTGTGCCCCTAGTTGCTTCGCCGCGTTGTCGAGGCGGATGAAGTGCAGGGTGTGGGGCAGTTGGTTCTGCGTGGACATGGGAACTCCTCAGAAACAGGGACAAGGGACAGCCGACGGCAACGTGCCGCCGGTCAGAATCAAGACTCCGCAGCGGGGATTCCGCCGCTACTTCGTGTCGTCCACTCCACCCGCATCGAGCAGGATTGCGTGAACTCTTTGCAGTGCGTCGTACACGCTCTGGCGGTACTGATCTGCCACCTCTGGCGTGGAGCAGTCTTTGTGCCACCATCGCAGGCCGTCACGTACTGCGGACAACTGCTGCCGTGTGAGGCAGACCGAATAGACGGGGGGCTTTGTTGCAGTGGGCATTGCCACTCCTGTGGGAAACGCGAACGGGGCCAGCCGCCACGATGACGACTAGCCCCGTTCACAAAAGTCAGACTCCGCAGCGGCTAAACGTGCCGAAAGCGGATTGAACAACGACGGAATCCGTAGACACGCTCAAGCACGTTGAGTGCGTCTGCGGCTGTGGCTCGCGTCCACGTGCGTCCCGGAACGAACTCGCGTTTCCCATCAGGGAGGGTGAGTCGGAACCGAAACCTATCGTGTCCGCAGTAGCAGTTCTCGACCTTGACGATCATGGTGTGGCTCCTGTCTACCGCAGGTTGCGGGAGGCCAGCGGCTTCGGCGTGAGGATACGGTCGATCTCACGGTCGATCTCGACATTCACATCGGCGGACGCTTCCGCACGTTCGCGTGTGGGGAAGGGGCCGACCGGCGGTGCATCGCTCCGGGCGTCGAGAAACCAGAACCCGTCACGAGCAGGGAACACGACAGCCTCAGTGACATTGCGACTGTTGCGGACGTTGGTGATAGCAGCGGACATGAGAACCTCCTTCGGGATAGAAACGACAATGCCCACCACGAAGTTGTGATGGGCGTAGCCTGCGAGTGCAGGTCGAGGCGGGGTGGACAATGCCAGCCCCGCTACGATCTAGACTCCGCAGCGGTCAGTCGCGGCCCTTCTTCCCTTCCACCGCTCCACGTAATCTGCCAGCCTGTCAGCGACGTACTTGTGCCCGCCTAGCCGCAGTTCGTGGATGGCAAAGCGAATGGCTGAGATCTCGATGCCTTGCGGAAGCCTTTCGTGAAGTT